CTATATAATAATCCAGCATTTTTATATAGAGACGATGGCAAAGGCGCCGGTAGTTCTAATACAGGATTTTTTATGCATTTCCGTCAAGGAGATTTGAAAATTGGAAATTTTGCTGTTAGTAATCCTACGCCAAATCAAATTGTATCTATAGACACTCCTAATATTAATAATAGTGATGTTTGGTTATACGGGTTAGATCTAAACGGATTTGAAACAGAATTATGGACTAAGGTTGATACTGTTGAAGGTAACAATGTAATTTATAATAGTTTATTCAAAAAAATTAAAAATATTTTTGCTGTAGGGTCAAGAGTTGATGACAGAATTAATTTAATTTTTGCAGACGGTGTCTTTGGCAATATTCCAGGCGGGAATTATAAGCTATATTATAGAACAAGTGCTAATAGATTTATGAATATATCTCCAGCAGGTATGGCAAATATAAACATTGAAATACCTTATATTTCAAAAGCTAATAATTCAGAAACACTTACAATTACACTTAGTTTAAAAACAAATGTATCAAATTCTTCACCTGCTGAAACTAATGCTGAAATTAAACAAAATGCTCCAGCTACTTACTACACTCAAAATAGAATGATTACAGCTGAAGATTATAATGTAGGCCCACTCGCAGTGAGTCAAGACATAACAAAGGTAAAATCAGTTAACAGATTAAGTAGTGGAATAAGTAGATATTTTGATTTAAAAGACACTACTGGAAAATATAGTTCTACAAATTTATATGCTAACGATGGAATTCTGTATAAAGAAGATTATAATATTTTAAAGAAATTTAATTTTACTACACAGTCAGATATTGAAGGATTTATATACAATACTATAACACCAATTTTATCTTCAAACAATATTAAGAATTTTTATCTTTCTAAGTACAATAAAATTATAGTTGATGATTTAAATGCTTCATGGAATTCACGTACAAATGATACTAATTTAACCACAGGTAATTTGAGTGATACTGACGGAGATCCGTTAGCAGTAGGTACATTTACTGCTAATAGTCTAAGACTATTAGAAGCAGAAACTATGTTAAAGTTTTTAGCACCGTCCGGTTATCATTTTATGGAAGACAATACTCTTATGCTAGGCGATGCTGATCATCCAGGAAGCAAAGAATACATATGGACTAAAGTTATTAGTATAACCGATGACGGTAAAGATTTAGATTCTACATTAGGACCGATATACTTAAACGACAATGTACCTCAAGGAGCAGTACTTACAGAAATAAGACCAAAGCTTGCTGAAAATCTTTTACCAGATGTAATTGTTCAAATTATCGATCAAACATTTGCATATAATGATTTTGGATTACGTTACGATCAATTTGATAGACAGTGGAAAATTATTTTAGCAGAAAACATTGATACCGTAAACGAATTTAATTTAGGAAAAGCCGGAAACACTAGTGAACAAAATTTAGATTCAAGTTGGATTTTTTACTTTAAAACTGACGGCGAGACTTATAATGTAAATTATAGAAATTTAAGATACATTTTTGAAAGTGACAGTGAAATTAAATTTTATTTTGATAGTGCTGATAAAATATATGATAGTAAAACAGGTAAAACAATTAAAGATAAAATTAATGTATTGAATATTAATAAAAAGCCTGATGAATTAATGCCGTTTACAAGAGATTTTGCATGGTCAATATCAGATGCGTATAGAGATAGTTCAGGATATATCGAAAGTAAAAAAATTGAAGTTACATTCTTTGATTCTGACGATGATGGTGTATATGACGATATAGAATTATTTGAAGAAATTGTTAGCCCTTCAACTAATATTGCTAATAAGTTTATATTCCAAGAAAAATATATTACTGAGGATAAAACAGAAGATTTTAAATATTTCGATAACAGTAATAACACAATTATAATAGTTTCGACAGAATCTAACATAGGATCTTTTAGTGTATATAATGATAAGCAAGTCTTTTATATTATTGAGACAAATGTATTCAAGTATATTGATAAAATAAAGAATAATACTTATGTTACAAGTGACTACAGAGCATATGTGGGTAGAGAAAAAATTAAGTTTCATTATTTACATACAGCTGACAATGATCAACGTATTGATCCTGCGTTATCAAATATTATAGATACCTACCTTTTAACAAGAGATTATGATGTACAGTATAGGCTTTGGCTTTCTAATGAATTAGATATAAAACCTATACCTCAAAGTAGTGATCAATTATTCTTAAATTACAGTGGTCAACTGAACCAAATAAAAAGTATAAGCGATGAAATAATTTATCATCCTGTAAAATATAAACCATTATTTGGAGATAAAGCAATCGAAGAATTACAAGTAACATTTAAAATTGTAAAAAATCCTAGTATAGTTTTAAATGATAATCAATTAAAGTCAACAGTAGTTGATTATATTAATAAGTTTTTTGCATCTGAAAACTGGGATTTTGGAGATACATTTTACTTCCAAGAACTTAGCACATATATTATGAGTAATATGAGTCCTAATATTGCAAGTTTATTAATTGTACCAAAACAAGATTCACAGGTATTTGGAAGTTTGTTTGAAATAAAATCTGAACCAGACGAAGTATTCATTAATGCTGCAACTGTTTCGGACATTGAAGTAATTAATGAAATTTCAGCTAAAAAATTAAAAGTAGATGGAAAAGTAGTTAGTGCAACTGCACAAAATAATACAGGAGTACAATCGAATGTTCTTGTATCAAATTCAAGTAGCTCTTCAGGAGGTTATAGTTACTAATGTCTAATAATAATCAAAACGAATACAGTTTGCCAGTTCCTGGAGATTCTGAAAGAAAAACAAGTAATCTATTACCAAAATTCTTTAGAACTACTGCAAATATTAATTTTTTACAAGCAACACTAGATCAATTAACACAACCAGGCACAGCAGAAAAACTATCAGGATATTTTGGAAGAAAGCATGCCAAATCATATAATACTACTACAGATAATTATATCGGAGATATATCATCAGATAGAGAAAACTATCAATTTGAACCTGCAACTGTAATAGAAGATAATTTAGGCAATGTAAAATTTTATGGAGACTATGTTGATTATATCAATTCTGTAAATAATTTTTCAGGATCAGTTGCTAATCACAGCAAATTAAACTCTCAAGAGTCGTATGCATGGAACCCTGGCATTGACTGGGATAAATTTGTAAACTTTCGTGAATATTACTGGATACCTGAAGGACCGCAGCCTGTTGCAATACAAGGTCAAGAAAGAGGAATTGAGAGTACATACACAGTTACATTAGAAGAAGACGACGATAATTTTGCTTATGTATTTTCTCCAAATGGATTTAGTAGAAATCCTAACTTAAAATTATATAGAGGACAGACTTATAAATTTGAAATAGATACTCCGGGTCATCCTATGGCATTTGCGTTATCACGAACTTTTACACCCGGGTCAGCATTACTAACTGGCAGAAGAGATGATTCAAGTGGCCCCGATTTATATAATTCAGTTATATATAACGAAGAGGGTGCTGTGTCTGAACCAGGTGATTTTTTTGTAATACCTGCAGACGGTATAGTTAGTTTTCAAGACGATGCTGAAAATATTTCTACACTTTATCCAGATGGAATAAGAAAACTGAATGAAGACGATGAAGAAATTGCAACTTTATATATCGAAAAGGGAACTATAGAATTTACTATTCCTGATAATGCGCCTGATAAATTATTTTACATATCAAAAAATGATGTGAATACTAGTGGCAATATCCGAGTATATGATATTGAAGAAAATACAACTATCGATATAGCAGCAGAAATATTAGGTAAAAAAGAATATACAACAAAAGATGGCTGGAGTGTTTCAAATGGAATGAAAGTATACTTCCTTGGGGATACAGTGCCACAAAGTTACGAAACAGGTCAGTATTATGTTGAGGGTGTTGGTGACAAGATTAGATTAGTAAACACTATAGATTTAATTATTCCTGCATCATATTCTGAAAATAAATTAGTGCCGTTTGACTCCCAAGGATTTGATATATTACCATGGAGTAATAATAATTCATATCCTGCAACAAAAGATTATATTGTTTCTAATCGTGCAGCAATTGATAAAAACGCCTGGTCTAGATATAATAGATGGATTCATAGAGATGTTATAGATAAAAGTGCTGAAATTAATTTAACACAAGTTAATATTGATGAAGATGCTAGAGCTAAACGTCCTATTATTGAATTTGAATCAGGATTAAAATTATTTAATTTTGGAACATTTGCAAAAAAAGATATTGATCTTATTGATGATTTTACAACAGATGTATTTTCTATTATAGAAGGCTCATCTGGCTATAATATCGACGGTGTTGACATAACTGAAGGTATGAGAATACTTTTTACTGCTGATACAGATATACTTGTCAAAGACAAAATATACACTGTAAAGTTTTTGAACTTCCAAGGTTATAGACAAATAAGTTTATTTGAAACTGATGACTCTAATCCATTAGATTTAGAAACTGTTTTAGTTACAAAGGGTACTAATAATGCAGGTAAAAGTTATCATTTTACTAATAACAAATGGAATCTAGGACAATTAAAAACAAAAACTAACCAGCCTCCTAAATTTGATTTATGTTGTCCTAATGGAAACGATTTTGGCGACTCTACTATATTTGAAGGTTCAAATTTTACAGGAACAAAGCTTTTTAGTTATAGAGAAGGAACCGGAACTCCTGATGAAGAATTAGGATTTCCTTTAAGCTATAGAACTATAGATAATAGTGGCGATATTGTGTTTGACTTTAATTTATTATCAGATACATTTACTATACAAAGTGAAACTGGTACTAGTACAGTCTATACAGATAATGCATATTTAAGAAAATATACAAGTCGAGAAGATTTTAAATATCAAAACGGCTGGGCATCTCAACCTACAATAACAAAACAGTATGTTATTAGACAATATACATCTACATTACAACAAAATAATAACTTTGAAATTGATGTTTACGAAAATTCAACTTTGCTAACAGATTTAAAAGTCAAGGTATTTGTTAATGACAGATTTCAAAAAGAAAATGTAGATTATCAAATAGATAGAATTAATAAAAAAACTTTTGTAACATTTACAAATGATTTAAAAGAAAATCAAATTGTAATTATAAAAACTTTATCAAATAGTCCTAAATCTAAAAATGGATTTTATGAAATACCTAATAACTTAGAAAGAAATCCATTAAATGAAAATGTAGTTGATTTTACATTAGGAGAAGTTGTAGACCATGTCAATACAATGATAGGTGAAATTCCTAAATTTGACGGTACATATCCTGGAAAAAGTAATTTAAGAGATTTAGGAGATCTTGATAAGTTTGGTACTAGATTTATGAAACATTCTGGACCTGTAAATTTAGCAAATTATCATTTAAATTCTCAAGAACATAACATTGTAAGTGCTTTACGATTTTCTAAACAAGAGTATGCAAAATTTAAAAGACAGCTTATACAAACTTCTACAAAATTAGGATATTCAGGGCCAGTAATACAGCATTTAAATAAAATATTATTAGAAATTAATAAAGATAAAACATCTAATATGCCATTTTATTTTAGTGATATGATATCTTATAATACAGGTAAACGATTAGTTTACGAAGTACTAGATGACTCAAATCCGTTTTTTGCAATAAGCAACGCTTATGACGACAGCATAATAAGCACTACTGCGGTTAATGTTTATTTGAACGGTACTCAATTATTAAAAGGACGTGATTATACATTTAGTTCTGAAGGATTTGCTGTTATCGTAGCCGATAAAGAAGTTGGCGATACTATTGAAATTTATGAGTATAGTTCGACAGATGGATCGTATGTTCCGCCTACACCTACAAAATTAGGATTATATCCTAGTTACGAACCAAAAATTTATATTGATGATAGATTTAGAGAACCTACACGAGTAATACAAGGACACGACGGAAGTATTACTGTAGCATTTAACGACTATCGAGATGATTTATTATTAGAATTTGAAAAACGAATATTTAATAATATTAAAGTAGATTATAATCCTAATATCTTTGACATTAATGATTATGTTGGAGGATTTTATAGAGATACTAAATTTACTAAACAGGAAATAGATAATACATTATTGATTGATTTCTTGCAATGGAATCAAATAGTTGATGAAGATTATACAGAAAATAGTTTTTATAATAGATCAGATAAATTTTTAATAAATTATTCTTCAATGACCGGACCTAATGATGAAACCTTGCCAGGATTTTGGAGAGGTATTTATAAGCAAGCATATGATACAGATCGACCACACAGTCATCCATGGGAAATGATAGGGTTTACAATCAAACCTTCTTGGTGGGACGAAGTTTATGGAGTAGCTCCGTATACAAAAAATAATTTAGTATTATGGGAAGATTTACAAGAAGGCTTGATAAGAGAGCCAGGAAAATTACCTATTAGAAATCCAAAATATATAAGACCGGGATTAGTATCTCATATTCCTGTAGACGATAGAGGAAATTTAACTGCTCCGTTAGAAAGTAATTTTGCAAAGAATTATGTTGCAAGTTATACACGTCAACGATTTACATTTGGAGATTCTGCTCCAGTAGAAGCAGCATGGAGAAATTCAAGCGAATATCCTTTTGCAATACTTCTTAGTTACTTACTAAATCAACCAGCTAAAGTACTTGGTACTGCTTTTGATATTTCTAGAATGTCTAGAAATTTCTGCGGACAATTAGTTTACACTCCTACAGGAAAAAGTATAGAATTAGAAAAAATTAAATTTCCTAATACGTATAATGATGATGAAAGAATTTATACAAGTGGGTTAGTGAATTACCAGTATAATTATATTTCAGGTTATGTAACAAAAGTATACGAAGATTATACTAACAATGTTAAATCAATTAAAAACAAAATGGGTTTTAAAATAGCTGGGTTTAGTAATAAAGATAAGTTTAAATTAATACTAGACAGTAGAACACCTTATAATCAAGGTAATGTATTTGTACCTGAAGAAAACTATAAAATATTCTTACATAAAAGTACACCGATCGATATTGCTAGTTACAGTGGTGTAATTGTAGAAAAAAGTGCATCTGGTTATATAATTAAAGGTTATGATCCGGCTAAACCGCAATTTTCATATTATAAACCGATTACTTCATTTTCAGATCCGGCAATTTCGGTAGGAGGAGTTAGCGAAGAATTTGTTAAGTGGCAACCGGAAAAAAATTATTATAAAGGTCAAGTTGTCGAAGACGGAACAGTATTTTATAGAGTAATAAAAAATTATAAAAGTAATGCGCAATTTGATGATACTAATTTAGCTCGACTTTCCGAAGCACCAGTTGTAGGTGGAAAATCTGCAACCGTAGCGCAAAAATTTAGTTCTATTACAAGTTATCTTAACTACGGTGAAACATTAAGAACTAGTCAAGAAGTAGTAGACTTTTTAATAGGTTATGGAGAATATTTAAATAAACTAGGCTTCAAGTTTGAACAATTTGCTGGCTCTAATAATATTAAAAACTGGACATATGCAGTAAGAGAATTTTTATTCTGGACAACTCAAAACTGGGCACCAGGAAATGCATTATCTATAAGTCCTAGTGCAGAATTAATAGATTTTGAAAGAGCTTTTGTAACCGTAGATAATCTTAATAATAATTTTTATGATTATGGATTAATTCTAAATGCAGATGGCAATCAAATTAAATCAGATATTAGTAGAATAGCTAGATCCGCGACGGGATTTAGCATAGGATTAGCAAACACTGAAGACGGAGTATATCACATAAAACTTCCTCTCGTGCAAAAAGAGCATGTTGTGCTGCTAGATAATACTACACAATTTAGCGATATTATATATAAACCGTCTACAGGTTATAGACAAGAAAGAATAAAAGTTTCAGGATACAGAAGCGATAAATGGAATGGTACACTTAATGCACCTGGGTTTGTTTTCGACGATGCAAAAGTAACTGAATGGCAAGAATGGCAAGATTATGTTATCGGTGATTTGATAAAATATAAAGAATTTTATTATGTAGCTTTAGAAAATATTCCTGGTAATGAAACATTTAGTACATCTAAATGGCAAATACTCGATGAAAGACCAAAATCACAGTTACTTACAAATTTTGATTATAGAATTAGTGAATTTACAGATTTTTATGATTTAGATAGTGACAATTTTGATATAGAAAAACAAAAACTTGCTCAACATCTATTAGGATATCAAAATAGAAAATATTTGTCAAATATAATCAACGATGATGTTAGTCAGTATAAATTCTATCAAGGATTTATACAAGAAAAAGGCACAAAAAATGCACTTGATAAATTATTTGATGCACTGAATACAGCAGACAAAGATAGTTTAGAGTTCTATGAAGAATGGGCAATTCAAGTAGGCAGATACGGATCAGTTGATAAAAAAGAAGAATTAGAAATTGTATTAGATGAACAGAGTATGCTACTTTCGCCGCAACCTATTGAACTTGTTGATTATCTACCACAAGATAATACAGATAAAGTTTATAGACAACGTCCGTTTGAGCTATATCACAAATCAAAAAATTATAACAATTCACCATTCCCTACAACGGCTAAATTTGACGAGTATATAAAATCTAGCGGATATGTATATAATGGAGACGTAGATTTTAAAGTAGTAAATTTTGAAGACATAATTTATGCTAACGTAAATCAATTAATAGAAGATCAATATATTTGGTCTCCTATTGATAATAATACTTGGAATGTTCATCAATTTACAAGATTAAATCTAACATTAGTTGGAACATCAGAAGTTAATTTAAATCTTACTACTACTCCAGACTCGGATTATCCGTTAGTAAGATTTACGTTTAATAAATTTCCTACAGATATTGCAATAGGCGATTATATTTCTGTTATTAATGCAGAACTATTTGGTATAGTAAATTTCTACAAAGTAATACAAAAAAATAGAAATGACGTGATAGTTGAATGGCCGTTACAAAAAGATTTTCCAGAGTTTGTAGATGTTGATCATAACGATGATTTAGATTTAAAAGTAGTCGGACTACGATCAGTAAGAAGTACAGATTTAGATAGTGCAAATGCTATCCTACAACAAAATAAAGCACTTAATCAACAGATTTGGGTAGATGATATTGACGGAGATTCTAACTGGGGAGTATATAGAAATGAAGAAGTATACAATCTACAAAGTAGTGTAGAAAATCCTACAACTGACGACGGCTCCTTTCATGATTATGCATCGACATTAGATGTAACATCTAATAACAGAAATATGGTTGTAGGATCTCCTAAAGAATTAGATGGTAGAGTACACGTTTATCGTAGATCAAATGATATTAGTTCATGGACCTTAGATCAAACTTTAACATCAGGTGGAGATATTTTTAGTAGTGATGAGGCAGAATCAGGATACGGTACTTCGGTTGCATATACACCTGACGGAAATTATTTGTTTGTAGGCTCTCCAACAGCGTCAAATGTAAGAACTAGATATAAAGAAAACTTTGATCCATTTTTGCCATATAGTAAATCTGATATTGTAAATTATAAAGAAAGTTTATGGAGAGCAAATAGAGATATTTTACCAGCAATCGGCAGCCAGTCGTATAACACTTTCGGTAGTTACACTGATTTTATTAATGACGATACAGTTGATAGTACATTATTAGCATTATTAATTACTGGAACTCCTGGTCTTAATAATAACTATGTCAATAACCCTGAGACAGGAAGAGGACATGTATTAGTTAGAGCACCTCTACAACAGTATCTTGCATCATCAGTTGGAGACACTATACATTTACAATATAATTTATATTCGAAAAACAATCCAAATATAAATGATGCATACGAGCCATGGAATAACTTATTAGATATTAAAGCTACAGACTTAACAGGTGCGTTTGAAATTAAAAACAAGGTAGAAGTTATAGTACGTATCCCGGAATATACTGTTCTTCCAATAATAGGAGATTTTTTAGAAACTACAACAGCAGCCGGAACAGTTGTTTTTGTAGGAGAACAAGGCGGAACTACTGTTTTATATCTAGAAAATACAACCGGAGTTTTTGAACAAACAGGAGTTATGTTTGTAAATGATGATAACCTAGTTGGTACATATTCATTAATAGCAGAAAATCTTACACCTGATGTAGTAGGAGGATTTTGGCTTATTGAAACAGACCCTTATAATAATGGTACTGAGTTTTATGATACTGGAAATGGTTTAGTATATGTAGACTTAGTAAGATCTGAAGAATCTAGAGTTAAGAATCAATATTTTAATTTACTTAATACAACATCTACAATAGGCGATTATACAGGAATAAAAAAACAAGCAAGTCAAATATTAAATTTATCTTATTCAGGAAATCCTTATAATACCCCAGCAGATTATCCTGCAGATATATTTGTATTTAGAACTCCAAACACTGATGAATTTAATTCTATAGTTTCAGGAGAAAGTATAAAATTAGAACTACAGTCAAACGAAAACTTTACTACTGATTTAACACAATTTGGATTTCAAGATAGTATTATAAATAAATCTCATGATGTATTTGATATCTGGGATGGATTTATTGAATTTGAATATTCAGAATTTGATTTTAATGGAGATCCATTTGAACCGCAGGCTAGATATCATTATGTAGGAAATGTTCTTACAGAAAGACCAAATGGTGGAGATATAATTGTTGATAAACAAATACCTTTTAATGAATTTGGCGGACTTGCATTAACCAGTTACAATACTAGTGCAGCAGAAGTAATGTTCTATCAAAGAGATTTCCTACGTGTAAGAGTGTATGTAAAAATCCTACAAGAGTACGACGGTACTACCTATGGCGGAAACTTTGAATTATACAATACTAATATTGCTAGATATGAATTTACTAGATTAGGTAATGACTTATATAGAGGAGCAGCTGATCCAGATAGAGATATGGGAGTTATTGATAGTGTTGATGTAGGATTTTCACTTGTAAACACAGCTGATAATATAGGCAAACTTTTTGTTGTAAAAAATAACGTAATAAATGATTCAACAGGAACATTCTTTATGCCACTTGTGGAGAATGCAGACTTAGTAAATGACGAATACTGGTTATATAATGAGCAAACTAGAAGTGGTGATTCGAGAAGTGCAAGTTTACCTAGTTCGTTTAATAAAGATTATACACAAGTATATAACATACCGGTTGATAGTTTTGGCGAAAAGAAATTTGATAATGAAGGTGTTATATCTGTATATAGACGTAGTGAAAACGGCGCATATACATACATTAGAAGTATAGTTTCTAGGTATAGAGGAAATGACAGAAAGTTTGGATCTAGAATAAATGTAAAACAAGTTAATAGTAAATATTATATTTCTGTAAGTTCAGAAGGCGACGAGTCTTTAAATAACTTTGGTACTATAGAATTTTTAACACATGGTCTTGATGATGAGCAATCATTAAGATATCGCGGTAAGTTTGATTTAAACTTAGATTATGTGCAAGGAGATATTGTAGTATTTAGAGGTGAATACTACGAAACATTAATTAATTTTATTCAAGATATTAATAATCCTATATTAGTTACAAATAATTTATACTGGAAAAATATAAGCTTTGTTTACGGTATTGATAAAGATTATAGAGGAGAATATGATCCTGTAATACCATACAGAGCTGGTGAAATAGTAAAATATGATGGTCCTGATAGCGGAAACAATAGGTTATTTGTTGCAAAAACTAACATTTCGGCAAATTCGTCATTTAACTATTTTCAATGGGATATTGTTCCAACTGGAATCGATTATTTAGGTTACATTCCTAACAATAGTGGATTTGTTGCATATGATTTTGCAGATTTTGATAAAAATGCATCGTATAATGTTGATTCGATTGTAGTGTATAACGAAAAACTGTATAAAGCAAATGATGATATAACTCCTAATAGTATTGAATTAAATCGCAGGTTTAATCCAAATGAATGGACAGAGCAATTTAATGCTAAAGATGAAGTATTTTTTGATCCAGAAACTAACATAATTAGATTTGGTGAAAAATTTGAATTAAGTACTACAGGTGACGTTCTAATTACAACTAGTACACAAGAAACAAATTCAACTCCTGAAACTATAGTTTTAGTATATAGAAAGATTAATGATAAATTTTATTTAGATCAGTCTATCTATCCAGATATACCAAATACCGGTTTTGCTAATTCTATATCAATCAGTCCAGACGGAAACACTATAGCAATCGGCGAACCATTTGATGATATTAATAAAATAGATCAAGGTAAGGTCCATGTATATCAGTTTAATGGAACAAGATTTACAAAAGGTCAAATGCTATATAGTCCTAGCAATGAAGAATCTGAATTGTTTGGCTTTACTGTAGCTGCAACTAATAATGGCATTTTTATTACTAGTGCAAACGGCGATAGTGTAATACCTACTATTTTTGATACAGGCGAAACTGCGTTTGATAATAACTTTACTAGATTTGCAGGTTCTAATAAAGATTCGGGTGTAGTTTATCACTATGAAAAAATTGAACAGAAATATCTTTTTGCAGAAGATCTAGTCTTACGTGATAAAGATGCAATATTGTTAGGTGAAAATTTAAAAATTAATAATAATCATGTCTATATGGGTATGACAAATATGATCTTAAACGATTACGATGTATTTTCAAAAAATAAATCGTACAAAAAAGGCTCTATAGTAGAATATGACGGTATAGCATATGTTGCTAACGCTGATATTACTCCAGGCTTAGTTATTGAAGATAGAGACTTTGATAATACAGAGTGGACACGTACTGCTCCTATTATATTGCCAGACGGAACATTAAATCAAAAGTCTAGAGGAACAGTTTTAGAATATCGTAAAGATTCGGGTAAAACAGCATGGACTAAAACAAGAGAAAAAATTGCTCCAGTTGATACAAGTAAAATTGAAAATATTTTCCTTTATAACAAAAGAACAGATCAAATACTAACTTACTTAGATTGGATAGATCCGATACAAGGAAAAATTGCAGGTCCTGCAGAACAAGAATTAACATATAAGATTCCGTTTGATCCTGCTCGATATAATGTAAGTGCAGTTGCAGGTGTATACGATGAAGAGAAATTTTGGGCTGAAGAAAACGTTGGAAAATTATGGTGGGACATTAGCGAAGCTAGATTTACATACCCTTATCAAGGCGACACGATTTATCAAAATGGTGCATTTAATAAATTAGAATTTAATACAAGTGTAGATGTATACGAATGGGTAGAATCAGAATTTACACCTAGTGAGTATGACGAAATTGCTGATACCGAAGAAGGATTATTAAAAGGCGTCAGCGGCCAGAGTATATACAGTGATGCAATCTATACACAAAAAACGTTTTATGATTCTGTATCTAATGCATATTTTGTTAAAAACTACTTCTGGGTAAAGAACAAAGCAACAGTTCCGTCTTTAGAAGATAGAACAATTAGTGCATTAGATGTTACAAAATTAATTACTAATCCTTCTGCACAAGGGTATCGACATGTAAACTTTCTTTCAGCTAATCGACTAACAATGCACAATATTAGTTCTTTTATTAATAACAAAGATATTGTTTTATCGATAAGATGGACTGAAGATACAATAGACCAAAATGTACATAATCAGTATCAGATTATAAGTGAAGGTCTTGAAACAAGTAGATTGAATACAGAAATAGAACAAAAATGGTTTGATAGTCTTGTTGGATATGATACAAATCTTAAAGTAGTTCCGGATATCACACTTTCTCCAAAATATAGATATGGAAACAAATTTAGACCAAGACAAAGTATGTTTGTTAACCGTGAAGAAGCATTGAAGCAAGTAATAGAACGTGTGAATATGATACTCAAAAAGAATATCATTGCTGATTTATATAATTTAAGTCCATTATCACAAGCACAAGTTGCACCTACTCAATTAAGTAGTCAATATGATGCAGTAATTGATACAACATCAGAATTACAATTTGTAGGTATATCGAAAGCAGAACAGGCAATACTTGAACCTGTTATACAAAATGGTAGAATTGTAAGAGTTAGAATTATAAATCCTGGTAGAGGCTACAAAGTTGCTCCTACATATTCTATTATAGGTAACGGTAATGGTGCCTCTTTTGATATTACAATTAATAATCTAGGACAAATTACAAATATAAATGTAGAATCACAAGGTAATAATTATGAAAGCAATACATTAATAAGTGTTAGACCATTTTCTGTATTAGTTAATAATGATTCAACAGTATTCGGCAAGTGGTCAATTTATAGATTAAACTATGATGAAAAAACCTGGTTTAGATATCAAGTACAAGAATTTGATGTTAACTTATTTTGGAATTATATTGATTGGTACCAAGAAGGTATAAATGAATTTACTGATATCGATTACGAAGTAGACCAAAGTTATGAATTATTAGGATTAGAGGCTACAATAGGCGATACAGTAAAAATTGCTAATATTAGTACAGGCGGTTGGTTATTATTGCGTAAAATAGCAAATGAATCTGTAGATGACTATACAGTAAATTATGAAACTATAGGCAGACAAAACGGTTCTATACAATTCTCAGATGCATTATATGATTTAGCAGGTAACTCTATCGGATATGACAATCGTTCATACGATAGTTATTTTTACGATTCTCAGCCTATTAAAGAAACAAGAATTATATTAGAAACAATAAGAGATAATTTGTTTGTAGATAACTTATCTGTAGAATATAATAAGTTATGGTTTGCAAGTTTAAGATATATATTCTCAGAACAAAATAATGTAGATTGGGCATTTAAGACTAGCTTTATAAAAGGTAAACATAATAAAGGAGTTTTAGATCAGCCTAGAAACTTCCAAAACAATACTTTACCAAGTTATACAGATTTTATTAATGAAGCAAAACCATATAGTTCGACTATACGAGAATTTGTAACAGATTATGATGCTTTTGATAATACAAGAAGCTCCACAACAGATTTTGATTTACCTCCTTTTTATTCTGAAAATACAAAAAGTATACAAACTTCTAAAGTTAAAGCACAAGAAACACAACTTATAGGCATAGATGATATTATGCTCGAGTATCCAAGGAAGCACTGGTTAGATAATGTAGGATACGAAATTACACAAATTAAAATAGCAAATCCAGGATCAGGATATCTTACAAAGCCAAAAGTTATTATAACCGGCGGCGGCGGCCAGAATGCAACAGCCGAAGCTTATATAAGCCAAGGAAAAATTGTAGAAATCAAAGTTACTAATGCTGGATCAGGATACATATCTAAACCAGATATTGAAATTATAGGCTCACAAGAAGACGATGGTACATCTGCAACAGCAAGTGTAATTTTAGGTAACGGTCTTGCACGTACAGCAAATATTAAAGTAAAATTTGATAGAATTAGTGGCAACGTATATATTGCTGAATTAACTGAATCAGAAACTTACTACGGAACAGGATCTAAATTTGTTTTTGACTTAAATTTTCCTATGGATCTAAATAATACCAAAGTAAAAGTATTAATAGATAATAAAGAACAATTAAGAAGTCGTTATACATTTGCAAATACAGAAAATTTAGATAAAACTTATACAAGAGAACAAGGACAAATAATATTTACTACTCCGCCTAATGTAGGTGCAGAAATTGTAATTGATTATTATAAGCCTATTAGTATGCTTACTGCACAAGATAGATTAGCATACGGATACAATCCTACTACAGGAATGTTTGGTATAGGTGAAAACAATGATGGTTCGATGAATTTTGCACAACTTATGGACGGTGTTGATTACGGCGGCGTTGAAGTAAGAAGTTTTGATTTTGAAGGACCTGCTGGTTGGGGATCTGGAGAATGGTATAGTACTTCATGGGACATATATGATAATACATATGAAGATGAAATATTTACATTTGACGGTTCAACTATTAGTATAAAATTAAGCCAGCCATTAGAACAAGATACAGAATATAATGTATATCTTAACGGTGTAAGAATTGATGATCCAAATTTTGATAGCGGCAAATTTGATTATACCGGTGTAATAATTAATAGCTTGATCGGCGACGGCACAACAGATACAATTTTCCTAGATGAGTTGGGTATTATTGTTGCTGATGGAGATGTATTAATTATAAGAAAAAATACAAGTGACGGCAGTGTTACTCCGGATACAGAAAGTTACGATACGGCACTTAGTGGCGGAGATTTAAACTATCAAACTGCCCAGGGTATAAATGCAGAAGATATTATTGTTGACGGTGACGGCTTTGTTACACCTACAACGTCTAAAGGTCCTGAAGAACTTGTTCCAGGACAACTAGTAGATACTCTTGATATTAAAGTATATCATAGAGAAGGTGACGGACAAGGAAAAATTTATTCACAAAGTTATAAAACTGACGGTACTGTAGAATTTAATTTAGAACTTACTCCTAGTACTAAAGATGCTGTAATAGTAAAATTAGATAATGTAATATTATCAAATGACAAGTATACTATTGATTTTGTTAATAACACAGTAACATTAAATGAAGTACCAGATAGTGAAAAAGAACTTAACATTATTACTATTAGTGCAGGACAACAAAAAATACTAACAGCTGATGCATTTGTCGGCGATGGCGTAAAATACGAAGTTATTGTTGATGTTGATTACACAGATCTATTAGATGTATTTGCAACTATTGACGGCGTACAAGTAAGCACTACTCTAGTAAATTACGACTCAACTGATAGTACCAACAAAAACTTAAAAGGAAATCTTTTAATACGATTTGATACTCCGCCTTCAGAGAATGCTCAGGTAAATTATATTGTATTTTATGATAACACAAAAATAAATTATAGTCAAGTTACAAAAGACGTATTTAAAGGTGATGGTTCGAGTGTATTATATAATTTAACACAATCTCCTTTGTATAAATTACCAACTCAACATAATACAATTATAAAAGTAGATAATAAAATATTAAATCCAGGATATAACAAACAGTTTGTTGTTGATTCTAATAATCGAATAGTTGAGTATGACGAATTAAGCGAAGAACTAGTAGGTACTACACAGTATAGTTTAGATTTGTTCCAGCAGCCCGGAGCATCTATTACTGTTAACGATTTACTTGTAATATTAAATGGAGAAACTATAACTTTCCCTGCACAGTGGAGATTTGATATATTTAATAATGCTATAGAATTAACACCTGGCACAGGAAATGAAGGTGATATTCTTGAAATATATGTTGTAACAGACGGCGAATATACAATAGATGGAACAGATGTAACATTTAAAGTGCCGCCCGCAGATAATAGTTTAATTGAAGTGATTAAATTTACAAATCACGATATATTACAAACTGAAAGAATCAATTTAGACGTTGTTGCTAGATCGATTATTTCCGAAGGTCAAGATGAGTTTGTAATTTATCATAGACTTACTAGAGGTGAAATTGAACTACGTTATCCTGCTATAGATGCACAATATGTTTGGGTAAGTATAAATGGTGAATTATTATCACCTACTGTAGATTATCATATAACTAGTGACTTGAAAAAAGTACAACTTTTAGAATTACCTAATCCTAACGATGTAATAGATATTATACATTTTGCTGCACCAGTAGTAACTAATACCTTTGCATTTAGACAGTTTAAAGATATGTTAAACAGAACACACTTTAAAAGATTAGATAGTGCTACTACTACATTATCACAAGATTTAAATTATTATGACTTGCGTATTGAAGTTATAGACGGAACTAAATTACCTGAACCTAATAAAGGTAAAAATATACCTGGTGTAATTTTTATTGAAGGCGAACGTATTGAATATCTAGTAAAAGAAGGTAATTTATTAAGACAGCTAAGACGAGGAACACTCGGTACTGGTACAAAGGATATAATCAATGCAGGAACTAATGTTTTTGATCAAGGAATATCAAAAACAATTCCGTACAGAGATCAAATAATTACACAAAACTTTACAACTGATGGCATATCGAGTAACTTTGCTTTAGATTTTGTGCCTAATAATTTAAATGAATTTGAAGTATTTTATGCGGGTAGAAGACTTAGAAAAAATGAAATAGATATTTTTGATCAAACATTGGCATTAGATTCGAGCGAAGGAGATGTTTTAACTCCAGGAGAATTTATATTACCAGAGTTTGACTTTACAGATAATACAAGACCACTAAGTCCAACTATAGGCACACAGCATATGCAAAGTGAATATATATTTACATGGAATGGAATATCTTGGAAATCAAATTCTTTAATACTAAATTTTGTACCACAAGAAAATTTACAAGTAACAGTAGTAAGAAAAATCGGAAAAACATGGACAACTCCTGGGGAATCACTTGTTGAATCTAATAATAATATAGCTAGATTCGTACGTGACAGTGACAGTGGGTTATTGGAATAAATACGTTGTAGGAAAACAAAAATGACAGATATTAATGATAAAAGTGGTATTCTTGTACAAGGACATATAAAGATCTTTGATCCAGAATCTAACGAGATTTTAATCGATAAGCGAAATGCAATCCACTATGAGAATATGAGTATTGCTCTTGCAGAAAGTTTAAGTAATGCAGGACAAGGTTTTATTAGTGAAATGAGTTTTGGAAGTGGTGGGACTAGTGTAGACCCAACTGGTATAATTACATATCTAACACCAAACACAACTGGAACTAATGCCAGTTTATATAGACAAACATTTAGCAAAATTGTAGATGACAGAAATGCTAATAATACAGATCCTGCACGTAATAAACTAGAAATTAGACACGTAAGTGGCACAAACTATACAGATGTTTTTGTATCATGCTTACTTGATTATGGCGAACCAGCTGGACAAGATGCATTTGATAATGCAAATACTCAAGAAAGTCCATTTGTGTTCGACGAGTTAGGATTACGTAGTTATAGTCCTACAGGCGACGGAAGATTAATAACACATGTTATCTTCCATCCTGTACAAAAAAGTTTAAACCGATTAATACAAATTGACTACACTGTAAGAATCCAAAGTTTGTCAGGAGTCTAATAAATGGCATATGAAATAAGATACACAGACGAAGCAAATAAAGGTGAAATAACAGTACAGGATAATACCATTAACACTGATACTAGTTTAAGCATTCCGGGTAGATTTAGAACTGACTACGGACAAGTAATAGGTGAAAATTTTTTACACTTGCTTGAAAACTTTGCAGCACCAAATGCTCCTGAAAGACCTGTAGAAGGTCAACTATGGTACGACAGTTCAGAGGGAGTAGATCAGCTTAAAATATATGACGGAACAAGCTGGCTTTCTGCTTCAGGTCTAAAAAAGGGAACGTCAGAACCGATTGCTAGTATATCTAATAGCGGTGACCTTTGGGTAGACACAGATAACCAACAATTATATTTATATACAGGCGCTGGCTGGGTATTAGTTGGCCCTAGTTTCTCAGATGGATTAGTTACAGGCGCAACTCCTGTAACATTAATAGGCCAAGATAATGTAGAATATACTGTATTAAAAATTGATATAAGAGATGTAACTGTAGGTATAATATCCAACGATGAATTTTTTCCTAAAACTACGATACAAGGGTTTACTGCCGGAATCAAAAAAGGATTTAATTTAAGTAATACAAACGATGCTTATAAATTTAATGGAGTTGCTGAGCAAGCATTAAATGTAAAAGTAACAAATGACCCTACTGATGGTACAAAAGTTGTTAGTGCAAATGACTTATTGCGTTCAGATTCTCCTAGTACAACAAATTTTAGTTTAAGAGTAAAAAATGATTTAGGATTAGAAGTCGGAACAACAGGACAACTTAAAATTCAAGCTGAAGGTAATCAAGGTATTATACAGCATACATCTTCGGGTAGTAATTTAGATATTAGAGTAAAAGATGGCGCAACTACTAAAACTGTTATTAGAGTTGATTCTTCGCAAAATGTAGGTATTAATAACTTAGATCCTGATCAAGCGTTAGATGTCATAGGTAATATACAATTAAGTCCTTCGTCGACAGACACTACATTAGGCAGGATAATTGTTAAGAATAGCGAAAACAGTCTTGCAGAAGATGAAGGGTCTATTACTACATTAGGCGGAATCGGTGTAGGTAGAAATATATATGTTAATGGCGATGCAATAATTAAAGGTGTACTTTCGTCAGGCAATATTTCACCGAGTGAAAATGGCGTATTTAATATAGGTACAAATATTAATAGATTTGATCAAATTTATGCTAACACATTTTTCGGTCAATTCCAAGGAAATTTAGACGGAACTGTATCGGGTAGATCTGGATCATCGGAGAGATTAACTACTGCTACAACTTTTAGAATGGAAGGCGATGTAAGTGCATCAAGTTTTTCCTTTGATGGTAAATCAGGAGAAAATACAAAAACATTTGTTACTACAGTTGGAGATGGATTCATATCTACAAAAGAAGAATTATTTTCTACTGATGATAGATTAGAAGTTTTAGTAAATAAAAATTACGGATCAGATCAAGGCATTTATAAAGTAAATAGACTTAATTTTTTAAGTGGATTACCTACTTTGCCGATTGGCATTATTTTGCCATTTGGTGGCGCCGAAGAACCAAATGGATGGTTACTTTGTGATGGAAGACAGGTTTTAAAATCAGAGTTTACTGCACTATTCCAAAAAATAGGATATTCGTTCTTAGATCCAGACTTCTTAGATGACGGCGGCGTGAACTTATTTGCATTACCTGATATGAGAGGTAGATTTCCTTTAGGTTTAGACAATATGAATGATAGTGCCGCGGGCAGAGTTACTAGTAGTGGTGCCACAGCAGTAGGCAACAATTTAGGTAACGAAAAAGCTACAATTGATGTTTCTAATTTACCTGAACACGAACACGATCTTAGAGGCGATGCAGGTTCACAATACTATGCAATTAGAGACAATACTGGTGCTCCATTAGATACTCAAGCTATTCAATATGATGCACCTACAGGGTCACAAGCCGGTCAAGCTTTGCCCTCAAGTGGCGGTATCAAAACTACACAAAATTTAGGTACGCCTATGGACATTATGAATCCTTACTTGGCATTAAATTATATTATCTATACTGGAAACTAATATGAGTTACAAACTTAATAAAACAAACGGATCGCTACTTACAGATTTAATTGATGGACAAATTGATACTTCGTCAACTAATCTTGTATTAGTTGGTCGAAACTATGAGGGATTTGGAGAATTTATAAATGAAAACTTTATAAAAGTTTTAGAAAATTTTTCAAACACTGCACCTCCTAGTAATCCTTTAGAAGGACAGCTATGGTGGGATGTAACTGGTAAAAGACTACAAGTATTTAATGGAGAAGAATGGAAAGTAAGTGGAGGACCATTTGTAACGCCAACTAGACCACAAATGGTTGCTGGCGACTTATGGATTAATTCAGAAACAAGACAGATTTATTTCTATGACGGTTCTAATTTAGTTCTTATAGGACCGGCGTACAGTTCCTTACAAGGTATTAGTGGATTTCAAATTGATTCTATTAAAGACGTTCAAAGTAGAGCAAGACCTGTTGCAAAAACATTTGTTGCAGGTAACTTAGTTTCTGTAACAAGTAATATAGACTTCACTCCAACGCCTGAGGAAAGAATTGCTGACCTTGTAACAGCATCTAATCCTACAGGAACAATTCGAAAAGGTGTAAATGTATTAGATACTACTAACTTTAAGTTTAGAGGAACAGCAACTTCGTCCGAAGCACTTATTAACGAAGCTGGTGATGTGCTAACAGCAAACCAGTTTCTTCCAAATGATGCTGCTGGTGAAACATCAGGCACACTAACTATCAGAAATAATGGTGGTATTATTATCGGTGCCGATCTTAACAATGTGCAAAAAATTGTAGGTACTACATATATTACTGAAAACCAACTTACAGATCACGATTATTCTATTAGAGTTAAAGGTACAGCATATGACACTGTATCTACTGATGCTTTATATATTGATTCTAGCGAAGCTAGAGTAGGTATTTTCAATGGTGCTCCTGAAGCAATGTTACATATCGGTGCACCGAATACTCCAGTAGGAGTTTCTACAGATGTTATTATAGAAGGAAACCTTACTGTAAGAGGAGAATCTACTTCAGTAGATGTAAACGTGCTAAAAGTACAAGATATTAATATAGAATTAGGTATTACTGAAGATAGTACACTTTTAGATGATCAATTCGTTGACGGCGGTGGCGTAATATTAAGAGCAAGCGGAGTTGAAAAGTCTATTTTATGGAATAGAGTAAACAATGCATGGACAAGTAATGTTAATTTTGACGTAGTTCAAGGCCGATCTTATAAAATTAACGGAGTTAATAAGATTTCTGCAGATAGTATAGATAACAGTGTTCTATATGCTGAAGGTCTTGTGAGAATAGGTACACTTCAATATTTAAATGTCGACAATATTAATTTAAACGCAGCAACTATTACTACAAGTTCACCGCTAAACATTACATCAACTGGCGCAATTACTGTTAACAATCAAAGAATGACAGGATTAGCTGATCCAACAAAACTTCAAGATGTTGCTACAAAAAATTATGTTGATATACAAAATAGAAGCGAACGTTTATCTCTAACACTAGATACTACAGGATTAACAGATAATCAAATCGGATATATTATGTCGAGTGTATATCCGGTATACGTTCCTGGTCAACCACAAATAGCAGAATACAGATTAAGAGAAGAAGGCACAGAAGCCTTTGTAGTTACACAAAACCTTGCAGGTTCTACTGCAACAAATATTGACATTGATTCTGTAAAAAATGTGTCGTTTGTTGCTGTTGACTCAAATGGCACACAAAACGAATCAGTTGTACAAGATATTAACTTCTTCCCTGCTACAGGAAACGTTGCAGTTAGCATATCTAGAGGATTGAAAAAGTTTACAGTAGTAGGAAATACGTGGCAATTTAGCAGTGATGTGTATACAGATTACACATTAGCGCCTGGTTGGCCTTAATAACAAAAATACGATAAATAATATAATACAGTCGAAGGGTAGAACTAAATGGCATATCAAATTGATAGATACAACAATACTATTTTAGCTGTTGTAGAAGATGGTACAATTGATACAACAACTGATCTAAAATTTATAGGTAAAAACTATGCAGGATACGGCGAAATTCAAAATGAAAACTTTTTGTATTTGCTAGAAAACTTTAGCGGCGCTAATCCACCACCGAGAGCAGTAAGCGGTCAAGGATGGTATGATAGTAATGCAACTAAATTAAAGTTTTATGATGGAAATAAATGGCGTACAACAGGAGGTTCTGAAACATCAGATACTGAACCTACAGGATTAGCAACTGGTGATTTTTGGTGGGATACTTTAAATGAACAATTGTATGTATATAACGGTACACGATTTATATTAATAGGTCCGCAAAATGCAGGCGAAGGTGTTACAACTATGTTAAGTGCTACCCTACTTGACACAGCAAGTAATCCACACTCTGTTATATTAGCGTATGTAAATGATGAAGTAATTCAAGTTGTAAGTGCTGACGAATTTGATATTGGCCCAGCAAACCCTATAACAGGATTTGATAGACTAAAACAAGGTATTACATTAGTTAATACTATGCTCGGATCCAACGGCATAACAAGCTCAAACCATAGATTTTACGGTACAGCATCTAATGCTGAAAATTTAGGCGGAATTTCAGCAGATAATTTTGTATCTAAAATTACTCCAGAGTTTAATGTAAGAAGTAAGTTTGTTGATGCTGGGCTTTCGATAGGCGGTTCATCAGGAGTATACAGTGAAGACTTCAAAATCTATGTTGACAGATTAGCTGGTCCTACTTTAAATCATGGAATATTACAACATGATACTGGAGCTTCAACAAAAATTTCTATAAAAACAAATGACAATCTAGGAGCATTAACAGATGTAGTTAGTATCGGAACAGTAAGCGGAACACAATTAGGTATAACACCGGGTGTTGATAATGCTTACATTTTAGGATCTAGCACTAGAAAATGGCAAACAGTATATGCAACACAATTTAATGGAATGGCATTAAATGCTCAAAATCTAAAATATGATAATTCAGATGCAAATTTAGCTGCAGGCTCCACAGCCTCTACACCGAATACTGTAGCAGTAAGAGACGCACAAGGCGACATATATGCAAATCTGTTTCAGGGTACTGCAACATCGGCTAGATATGCTGACTTAGCAGAAAAATATACAACAGCAGAAGAATTACCAGCAGGTACAGCAGTTGCAGTCGGCGGTGAAGCAGAAGTTAAACCAGCAAGTGCAAGCAATATGTGTATCGGAGTTGTTTCAACTGATCCAGCATATATGATGAACAGCGAAGCAGAAGGCCAGTACATTGGTCTTAAAGGACGTTTGCCAGTAAGAGTAAAAGGTCCAGTTTCAAAAGGTCAAGCAGTATATGCATGGGAAGATGGCGTAAGTACAACTATTGCTTCGTCGGCATTAGTGGGCATTGCACTTGAAAGCAATAATGATGAGGGCGAAAAACTAGTAGAGTGTGTATTAAAAGTATAAGGAAACGTTTATGGCCGTTAATAATTTAGTTACAGCAGCACGATATAATAATTTACAAGCAAGAGCTGAAACAATTTTAGGTTCAGGCGCAAATAATGAAGGTTATGGACAACTTTTACAAAGTTCTTCTGTTTTAACTAACACATTAGTACAAGCAAGTGATATGAATAGTTTATATACCGATATGATTAATGCTAGAGTACATCAAACAGGTACTATTCCTAATAGTATAGGACAACTTGTTGCAAACTTAGATGTCATTACAGATGACGATGATGCTCCGTATAATATAACTTCGTTTAGAGCATTTGAAGAATTAATGATCGATATTGAATCTGATAAATTTTTATTAAGCCCGCAACAGTCGACGGTACAGTCAGGATTAAGTGTAACAAGAACAACTTCTTGGAATGGTACAATACAACATGATTTTAATGTAGTTTTTGGCGGATATAACTTATCAGATGGCAGTTCGGTAACTCCTCAAGATCATATTAGACACTTCTTTAACAGCGGCGGCGAAATAAGAATTTCTAGTAATTTGAGTAATACTGTCGGAGCCAAAGGTTCTGATTGGGCAAGTATGTTAAGTAATACTGGTATAATTAGTTTTGATCATACATCAACAACACCAGCAGGTTCAGGTACAGGTTCACTAATTGGTTATTTTGATTTGACACCAGGATTTACAACAATTTTTCAAAAATCTGGTTCTTCTGTATATAGCGAAAACATATATAAAGTATCTGCAGGGGCCGTTGAAGGCTCGGCAACAATTAATTTTAGAGTTGAATATAATGATTTTGATACAGGTGATCCAAACTATGACGAAAATGTACAAGGATCTCTTTCAAATATAATACAAGTACAAAGAGCTTCAGGTGTACACGTTGATGTGCCTACTCCGCTGTTTACTACCATTTCGTATATTTAAATTCTAATCAGTTGACATATGCTATAAAATGTGCTATATAATATAGTAGGAATTGGAGAAGTTTTTTGGTATCGATTTTAGCAACAAGATATAATAATTTACAAAGTCGAATACAAGCTGTATACGGCAATGCAATTAGCTTATCTTCTGGCACCGGATATGGACAAACAGTTCGCTCGTCTCAAGTTGTTCCTCTTACATTTGTAGATAAAACTTTTGATCCGAGTACAGATGTAAACTATTCTACTGATACAATTACTATTAGCGGTCATAATTTAATTGACAAACAATTTGTAAGATATAATGCAAATGGAAATACTCCTATTGTAGAAGAAATGAATGAGCATTCTCATTATTATGTAAAAGTAATAGATGGAAATAATATACAATTATACTTAGATGAATCTTTTACTAGACAATTAAATTTTATTTCAGGTGCTTCTAATACACATATTTTAACAGAACTAGATGCAGAATCTGTAGAAGCTGAAGATTACTTTAATTTATATAAAGATATAGTAAGCGCACGTATACATCAAGTAGGACCTGCATTTACAATAGGTAATAGTGCAGCACTTGCAATCGGTGATGTAATTGCAGAACCATATTTACAAGATTTAGAAACACTTATGTCTAGTGTTGAAACTGATAGGGCATTAATTGCAGACCCGTCCCAGGTTTCAGAAGAAATATTAAGAGACGGGACTAATACTCCAGTAACTAGTGTTAGAACATCAGCATGGAACGGCACACGGTCACATGAAATAAATCTTACATTTCCTACACAAGGACAACAAACTGGATATTGGAATGCCGCTGGCGAGATAATTTTCACCCCATCGCTAACAGGGTATAGCGGATCTAAATCAGGTGATTGGTCTACAATGTTATCGGGTATAGGTTCTATAACTTTTGATAGAACAGGCGTAAACGTATCAGGTGTAGCAAACTTTGTTGATTCAACTATTACTCCTTATAATTTAACAACTAGCTATCAGTTATTAGCTGAAAGATTCGGAGCAAGTTATGCAAATAACAGATTTAGAATATACGCTAAAAGAAATTCTAATAATCAGTTAGGATTTAAAGTAGAGTTTGCTGACCTAGATAGTCCAGGTGGCTTTGGTGTTGATGAAAATGTTAATGGTACATTAACGAGTCTAGTAGAGCTTTATAGACCACTAGGTACAATGATTATTAACGGTGTAACATATAATACAGTAACATTTAATGTAACTGGGCTTACAGTACAATCTTTGTAGTCATTTATTGTTTGACAAATATATATTTCTGTTATATACTGTAACTACAGTTATATGGAGAAATATATGGACGAGCGTTTAGAAAAAGCACTAAACTTTTCTAATTACATGGTAACATTATCAAATCAAAAGCGTATTTTAAATGAACAATTTATAGAAAATACGTTGTATTATTATAATGGATGTCAGTTTACTGTAACTAAAGAATTAATAAATTTTGTAAATTTATTAAATGAAAACGACAATGACAATACAGTTTTAATAGATGATAATAATATACCTGTAAATGTAGATAATATAAATTCTTTCTTAGTTGATATACTCGATGTATACTTTTCTGCATCTAATACTTACCTAACCGAGTATAACAAATTAAAATCTCAAAGATCAGTAGAAAAATTAGTAGATTATGACTAAAGGTATATTATTATTTGCAAATAATAACGAAAAAGTAGATTATGTAAAGCAAGCAGCGTTTGTTGCCAAAAGGTGTAAAACTTATTTAGATCTTCCAGTATCCGTTGTGACAGATTCTGTAGGTTATGCAGAATCTTTTGAAGTTTTTGATAATGTTATTAAATTAAATGAAGAAAATTTAAAATCAAATATTAAAACTTATTTTGACGGTTCTTTATCTCAGTATCGACTTCCATGGCGCAATAATTCTCGAACTTTGTCATATGAGTTAAGTCCGTATGACGAAACAATTGTAATGGATACTGACATAATAATATGTAATGATAAATTAAAGGAAGCCTTTTCTAGCCTACAAGATTTTCAGATATATAAAGACTCTTTTGATTTAGCTGACTGGAGAGATCAATCTGAGTTTAAGCATATAAGTGATGCTAGTGTTGAGTTTTACTGGGCAACTATATTTTTCTTTAGGAAAACTAAAAATAATGACATATTTTTTAATTTAGCTAAACATATCGAACATAACTGGTGGCACTATAAATCTTCATATCAAGTACCAGCTCTGTTTAGAAACGATTTTGTTTTTAGTATTGCTATTCACATAATGAATGGATTTCAAAAAGGAACGTTTGCAGCACCGTTATCTGGTAGACTATATCATATTTTAGATAGAGATGTTGTAATAAAATTAGATAATAATGAGATTATATTTTTAATACAAAAAGAAAATTATACTGGAGAATATACACTTATTAAAACAAAAGATTTAACTATTCATGCTATGAATAAATTTAGTTTAGGTAGGGCTATTAATAAGGAGTTTGAAAATGACTAAGGGCATAGTAATGTTGGCACAGAATACAGATGAAACCGACTATGTCAAACAAGCATATTTAAATGCGTTAAGTATAATACATACTAATCCTAATACAAAAGTAAGCTTAATTACAAATGATCCTGTAGATAAAAACTATAAAAATATATTTGATAAAATAATTGATATTCCCTGGAATGATTCAGCTGTTAATGATACATGGAAAGTTTCAAATCGTTGGAAGATTTATCATGCATCACCATATGACGAAACTATTGTAATGGATACTGATATGATTGTATTACAAGACATTTCTTCGTGGTGGAAAATTTTAAATAATTATGAATTGTATTTTGTAAAAAATGTAAAAACATATAGAGGTGATCGTATACAAAATAGTTATTATAGAAAGGCATTTCAATTAAATGACTTACCTAATACATATGTAGGATTTCATTATTTTAAAAAATGTGATACTGCAATGAATTTTTATAAGATGTTAGAAATAGTTTGTAATAACTATGAAGCGTTTTATTTTAAATTTATATCAAAGAATACTCCTAAATTTTTAAGTATAGATGTAGCAGCATCGTTGGTTATTAAAATTCTTAATATCGAAGATCAAGTAACAAATGATAGAATAAGTATACCTACATTTACACATATGAAAAATAATGTACAGGGTTGGAAAAAGATAGCAGATACCTGGCAAGACAGAATTGACTATTTTGTAAATGATGAAGTAGAACTTATTGTCGGAAATTATATACAAACTGGAATATTTCATTATACTGAAAAAGATTTTTGTAACGATAAACTTATATCTCTTTATGAATCAAAGCGAGAAAATTAATGGATCTACTTGACCTTATAAAAAATACACAAGTTCCAAATAAAACTTTTGCATACTATGATACTAAATCAGGCGATGTATGGAAAGTTGGACCTGACGATAATGATAAAAATACTTCCAAAGTAGAAATTAATGAGTTAGAAGAAAAACAAATTAAATCAAAAGAAAAATCTCTAAATGATTTTTGTGTACAGTATAATAAAAAAGATAAATTGTATCAACTAATAAGTAAAACTGCTTCAGAAGATTTATTAAACTGGAATAATTTTAAAGAAATTTTGTTTAAAAAACACGGTGATATTACAATTGAACAAATAGTTGACTCAAAAGTATGGAAAATTACGATAGGCACAGAGTTTTATAATACTGTTATATCGAAGAATATAGGCAATCATAGACTTTTCAAATGTAGTATAACAAAAAGACATGATCCTCGTAAATTAATAAGACTTTTAGAGTTTGACCTTTATCAAACCTCTAAAGATTATAAAGACGAACATGTATACAAAGGTATTAAAGTAAAGGATAATAAAAAAGATTCAGTATACTACCCTGGAGATCATGTATTTCACAATAACAAAATTTATTGTTTAACTAATGATTATTTAGATATTGATTTAGATAAGGTTGTAATTGATAGTGTATTTACTAATAGGAAAGATACACCTACAGGCGGTTTATACATAAAGGACAATTTGATATGGTTAATTTTAGAGAAAAGAGAAGAAATTACTGCAAAAATTCCTTTCATATTTGATCAAGAATCTGACCTAGAACAATTAAGTATATATACAACAGTTGCATATGATTGTAATAGAAAGGCACAAAATGAATAACTTTAGAGTAGCAGACTGTGATATTATTTATTTGTCATATGATGAACCAAATGCAGAAAAAAACTATGCAGATTTGTGTAGTAAAGTTCCTTGGGCTAAACGTGTACACGGGGTAGAAGGATCAGATGCAGCGCATAAAGCATGTGCAAAACTAAGTGAAACAGAACGTTTTATTACAGTAGACGCCGATAATAAAATAGATGGTTCGTTTATAAATCAAGAAATACCGTTTGATCAATTATCTAATTTAGAAAATAGTGTAATAAGTTGGTGCGGCAAAAATATAATTAACGGGTTAATGTACGGCAACGGCGGCATAAAATGTTGGCCTAAAGATTATGTTCTTAATATGAAAACGCATGAAAATGCGCCAGACGATAATCCACATGCACAAGTAGACTTTTGTTGGGATTTAAATTATATTCAACAAAATAGTTGTTTTTCAACTGTGCATAATAATGCAACACCGCAGCAAGCATGGCGTGCAGGTTTCCGTGAAGGTGTTAAGATGACGCTGGACGAAGGTGTGCGTACTAGCAAATATGATTTAGTAAAAGGACATTGGAAAAATTTACAACGTTTATATATTTGGTTAATGATAGGTGCTGATGCAGAACATGGTGAATGGGCAATTCTCGGCGCCCGTGCAGGATTGCATATGACAATGTGTACAGATTGGGATTTTATAAATGTGAGAGATTTTGAATACTTAAATGATTTATGGAAAGTGTCTTTCGAATCAATTGAAGATGTTGATTATGAAATAGAAGAATATGGAATTAAATTAATTAATGAACTAAACATTCCTATTGCAGAACAGCCGTTGAATGCACAACAAAGTAAATTCTTTAAATCAGTTTACCAAAATCCATCTAGAAATTCTAGAAAACTTATAGATATCGAAAAGTAATGAGAAAATCAAAAACCTTTTGTGCTATGCCATTTATTAGTACTATGTTAAACACTGATGGTAAAATGCGTTATTGCTGTATTGCAAGCGGCCCAACAGCCTTTGCACGTAATGCAGATGGATCTCCTATGATGGTTGGCAAAAACAGTGTAGAAGATGCATGGAACAGTGAAGTTTTTAAAAATGCTAGAAAAGATATGCTCAACGGTGTTCAAGTAGAAGCGTGTAAGCATTGTTACAAACAAGAAAGTATAGGCTTAGATAGCTTTAGAACTAGAATGACTGCTGAGTGGCGTAATAGACTAGGACCCGAACTGCACAACTTTATTAATAGTGCAAAAGAAAATAACTACGAAGTAAAATTACCACCTGTATATTTAGATCTTAGACTAGGAAACTTGTGTAATCTTAAATGTCGTATGTGTAATCCGTTTAATAGCAGTCAAATTGCTAAAGAACACTTTAGCTCATACGAAAAAAGTGAAGAATACAAAGAATTTTGGAATAATAACTGGGGACCAAATCCTACTTTCTTAAAAGACAGCGACTTAAATTTTGATAGTAACTTTTTATGGAATGAGATTATAGGTCTTATTCCAAATTTAAGTAAAGTTTATATGACCGGCGGCGAGCCTACTCTTATAAACAACAATTATAGATTTATGGAAGAAATAGTTGCAGCAGGATATCAAGATAAGATTGAAATATTCTTTAACATTAACTGCACAAACGTAACTGATAAATTTTTAAGTCTAATTAGTAAGTTTTCTAACATAAAAATTAATTGTAGCCTAGATGGATACGAAAAAGTAAATGATTATATACGCTCGCCTAGCAAGTGGAAAAAAATTGATGAAAACTTTCAAAAGATTGCACAACTAAAAAATGTTAATTTAGACGTTTCACCAGTTGTACAAACTTATAATGTTTTAGATTGTCATAATATGCTATATTATGTAGATTCTATTAGTGAAAAATACGACAGGCCAATTGGCATTGACTATTTGATAAACGATCATCCGTTTTACTTAGATGTAACAATACTACCGCAGCATATTAGAGAAAAGGCTGCACTTAATTTAGAGTCGTATCAAGGTAAGCTATTAAATGAACCGAGAATTAAAACTACAATTCAGGGCATCATTAATCTAATGCGCAAAGAACAGCATCAAGATCATGAAACACTAATGAAAAACTTTTTAAATTATACTCGTATGCTAGACAAGACTAGAAACGAAAGTTTTAAAGATGCTATTCCTGAACTTGCAAAGGAACTAGGCGTTGAATAAGACTATTTGTTCATATCCTTTTTTTGCAGCGGCTATTAGGCCAAACGGCTTAACAATACCTTGCTGTAGATATCCTCACATTGACGAAGAAGATAGCTATGTTTGGAATGATCGTGTGCGTAATACAGCGCATTGGAAAGACATTAGAGATAAAATGCTATCTGGAGAATCTGTAGAAGGTTGTCACGGGTGCTATCAAGATGAGCGCAACGGCCTACGCAGTATGAGACAGCATAGTCTTTCAAAATTTACACCTACTGAAAATAAAACTGTGCCAGTACAACAATTAGAAGTAAGTTTTAGCAATCTATGTAACTTAGCATGTGCGCATTGTAGTGGATTTTTTAGTAGTAAATGGCAAGCTGAAGATAAAAAAGCAAATAGAGTAGAAACAAAGGGATTTTTAAAAAATGACTTTGATTTTGAAAAGTGGGATTTATTAGATGTAACTGATCTAAAGATTATAGGCGGCGAGCCTTTTATGGAAGGTGCTAAATTTAAGAAACTGTTACGTAGTTTAGATTTAACTAAAGTAAATTTACAAATTTGTACTAACGGAACTATATTACCTGATCAAGAACTAAAAGATTTAATCGAACAATGTAATAATGTATATTTGTGTGTAAGCATGGACGGTATATATACTGCAAACGATTGGTATAGATGGCCTTCTAAATTTGATGATTGTATTTCGATAATTAAAACATTTGAAGAATGGTGGCAACATAAAAGTAACGTGCATTTTATTATTCACACTGTAGTAAATTTAGTTAATGTATTAGAACTAGATAAATTGGTAGATTACATACACAATAATTTGCCTTTGTGGAAGGTAGAATGGGATTGGATTAGATGGCCGCATTGGCAACAACTAAGTTCGTTGCCTAGTAGTACCAAACATAATCTTATAGAAAAATTTAATCGGTTGAATTTAGACTATAACTATGCTATAATTGATAATCCCTACAAAGTTACGATCGAAAGATTAAGTGAGGATCAAATAGATAGCTGGCAGCTAGTAAAAGAAAATATTAGTAGTCTAGATAAAGAACGAAACTTAAACTTTTTAGAAATGGTACCTTCTTTTAAAGAGATATGGAATTTAAATGACTGAATCGAAAACATTTTGCGTTTTACCTTGGACACACATGGCTACATGGACTGACGGCAGTGCCTTACTATGCTGTGTTGCTAAGAACAGTTATAAGCATAACTTAAACGATCAAACAGTAAGTGAAATATGGAACAGCGAACATTGGAAAGATGCTCGAAAAAAGATGTTGTCTGGACAAAAAGTCATGGCATGCGAACACTGCTATAAAGAAGAATCAGCAGGCATCCGCAGTCATCGTATTAATGAAAATACATTATGGAAACGAGAACTAGGCGAGGATAAAATCAACAGTTTAGTTGAAGCTACACAAGAAGACGGCACACTCGAAGAAGATTTAGTAACACTAGACTTTAGATTAGGCAATACTTGTAATCTACAATGTGTGATGTGTAGGCCTCAAGACAGCAGTATGTGGTTAAATCCTGCTAAAAAACTAGCAGAAGAATTAAAGTCAGATGCAAAGTGGGATTGGAAGCACAAACTAGAAATTGATACTACAAAGTTCGAATGGTACAAAAAAGAAAAACTATGGCAAGACTTTGAGCCTATGTTTGCAAACATACGTCATATGATTTTTGCCGGTGGCGAACCTCTGCTTATAAAAGAACATCATAGAATGCTACGAAAACTTGTAGAGACAGGACATAGTAAGCATATTAATCTAAGATATCATACAAACGGTACAGTATTGCCAGAAGAAGTATTAGAACTTTGGAAAGAGTTTGGATATGTAGAACTAATGATTAGTATGGATGCCTGGGGCAAGCATCATGATTATGTGAGATATCCGGCTGACTGGAATGTTATACAAGAAAATCTAAATACATTAGATAATACACCTGATAATATTGAAGTAAAAATACTTTGCACAGTACATGCAATGAATATATTTTATATTCCAGACTTTGCTACATCGTTACTTGAACAAAACTTTAAAAAAATAGGTATAAGACACCATAATGGATTATTCCATGCAGGAACAGTACATTGGCCGAGATATCTTTGTACGCAAATGTTTCCTAAAGAAATAAAAGATAAAATAAAAGACAAATGGGCTAGCTTAAAATTGCCCGACAACAAACAATGGAATGAAAAGATTTCTCATCAAATAGATTTTATGTATCAAGAAGACTTGTCGGAGTTATATCCGCAATACCTAGATTATATTCAAGGTCTTGATAAGATTCGAAACACAAGTTTTCAAGATACATTTCCAGAGTTTCACAATATATTGGAGCAATATAATGGATAAGGTAGATAAGTTACGTAAAGAAATAATCGAAAGTGATACTTTTTGTTTTTATCCTTTTTTAGAACTAAGCACTAATCCTGCAGGACATGTAAAACCTTGCTGCTATTACGCTGATACATTAAAACCAGAACTTGACAGCGGCGTTGATGATCAGTTTGTTATATCTCACGGCAATACATTTGAAGAAGTTTGGAATAGCAATAGTTTAAAAGATATTAGAACTAAAATGCATAAAGGTGAAAAATTATCTGCATGTGACATTTGTTATAGAGATGGCATTGCAAGTATGAGACAACGGTCTGTTAATGAATATAAAAATAACAGAGAAGTGTTAAACAGAGTGAGCGATATATTAGATAACAACGGACACTCTGATAAGACTCCAAAGAGATTAGAACTAAAACCTAACAACTTATGTAACTTAAAATGTGTAATGTGCAACAGTTATGATAGCAGTCAGATAGCAAAAGAATTAAAAGCACTTGCAAAAACACATGGCGGAATTGAAGTTAATACAGGAAGATTTGAAAAGATATCAGACAAGCCTGGCATAATAGAAAACAACAAAGATTTTGCAGGAATAGATGTTCCAGACTGGAGTGATGACGAAAACATATGGAATAGTTTCTGTAAAATATTACCTGGCATAGAAACATTAAGTTTTGCCGGAGGCGAACCACCGTTAATGCCTTGGGTAAGCAAAGCACTACAATATGCAGTTGATAATGGGTTAAGTCAAAATATTAACGTACATGTTGCTACTAATTTAACAAACATACATCAGAGTTTTCTAGATTTTATGCCACATTTTAAAAAGTTTGAACTCATTGCTAGTATTGACGGTACGGAAAAAGTTCAAGAATATTGTAGATTTCCTAGTAAGTGGTCGGCACTTTCGACTAATTATAAAAAAGCAAAATCATATTTAAGTGCTAATAATGTTAAATTAACAACTAATATCACAGTAAATTTATTAAACGTATTAAATTTAACTGATTTGTTATATTGGATAGAAGAACAAAGTACAGAATATCCGTATTTCAAAGAATGGCCTTATAACATAAACTTACTTTACTTTCCAGAAGGACAGGCAGTAAATAATCTTTCTGAAAGAAATAAAATACTTGCAATAGATAGATTAGAAGAATATAAGAAAAACTCATTGATACTTAAAGAGTTTCCTGAAATTGTTCATAAAATAGATCTAGTAATACACGAAATACAAACTCCTCGTAATGAAAAGCACTTTGAAAGTTTTAAAAATAGAATAAAAGTATTAGATAATTTTAGAAAAATTGATCATAAACAATATATACCGGAGTTAGATTTATGAATTCTAAAGATGTTATTTGTCCATATCCCTGGACACATTTTAGCACACATACTGACGGCAGAATGAGAATCTGTTGTAATACTAGTACTAGTGGTGATATACTAGATTCAGACGGTAATCCTATATACATCGATGAAATAAAAAATATTAAAGATTATTTTAATCAAGATTTTTATAAAAATATACGCAAACAAATGTTAAATGGAGATAGGCCTAATATATGTAGTGCATGTTATTCTATAGAAGATAAAAATGGAACAAGTGTTCGTAATGGTGTTTTGCAATCTTTTGAAGTTGAAAAATTTACTGATAATACAGATTTAGAAACTGGAGAAATTATTAATTTATCAGTAGAAAGTCTAGATTTGTCTTGGAGCAATAAATGCAATCTACAATGTAAAATGTGCGGTCCTTGGGCATCAAATCAGCTTGAAACAGAATACAATGATTTGTATAAATTTTTTGAGCCTCTTGATAATAATAAATGGTCTTACAAAAATTTAAAAATAACATTAGATAAAATATCGGCTACTGTTACAGAATTACTAGTAACAGGCGGCGAACCTTTACTAAACAATGATTTTTTAGAATTTTGCGATTACTTACATAATAATGATTTAAGCAAAAATATTATATTTACGTTTCATACAAATTTAACTATTATGCCTAAGAAATTTTTTGACAGATTGTCTAAATTTAAAATGGTACGTATGCATATAAGTATAGATGCTGTAGGAGATTTATACGAATATGTAAGGTATCCAGGCAAATGGAGTGTTGTTGATAGGAACTTTAGGAAGTTAATAGAATTGATTGAAAATCATCCTACTTATGAAGTTGAAATACACACTGTATTTCAAACTTACGGAATTCATGGATTTGTAGATATATTAAAATACTTTAATCAGTTTTCGCATATAGAGAATTTTAGAACTATTCCGTATTTTATTTGGCCATATAGTCCGTCGCATTCTTGTACAAGTATATTAAGAAAGAAACATAAACAAAAACTTAAGAATCAAATACTTAAACATGCAGATAAAATGAAAAATGATCGAAACACATATCTTTATAACCAACTCATTGCATGTATTAATTTAATGGAAACTACAAAACCTAAAATGGAGATAGAACAGTTTAAAGCTCATGTTGAAAAACAAGACAATTATAGAAAACAAGATACAAAAAAATACCTACCGTGGTTATATCTTGACAAACAATAAAAAATAAAGTATAATAAAGTATGTATGATATAGTTTATATAAGTTATAAAGAAATTAATGCTGAACAGAACTGGAAAAGATTAAAAGAAGATTTTCCAACTGCAAAGCGTGTGCATGGTGTAAAAGGAATACATCAAGCACATATTGCCGCGGCTAAAAAATGCTTTACAAAAATGTTTTGGATTGTAGATGCAGATGCAAGAATTGTAGATGATTTTGATTTTAATTATGAAGTCCCGGAGCATCAGTTAGATCATGTGCATGTATGGAGAAGTCAAAATCCTATTAATGATCTTGTGTATGGGTACGGTGGCATAAAATTATTTCCACGTCAGGCAACAATTGACATGGATACCAGTAAGCCTGATATGACAACTAGTATTACAGATAAGTTTAAACCAATGCCTGAGATATCTAATATTACACAATATAATATATCACCTTTTGAAACATGGAAAAGTGCTTTTAGAGAGTGTGCTAAATTAAGTGCAAAAGTAATTGATAGACAAAAAGATGACGAAACAAATGAAAGACTTAAAATTTGGACTACGGTAGGCTCTGATAGAGACTTTGGAGAGTATGCTATCCAGGGTGCTATTCAAGGCACAAAATACGGTGAAAAACACTCACAATCGCCTGATGACTTGCGTAGAATAAATGACTTTGATTGGTTGCAGGAGCAGTTTGATGCTACAAACATTTGAGTTATTAGATAGATTTGAATTAATGTATCCTACTAAAAGTAAGCTTGCAGACTTACGTAGATCTTATATTGATAAAGATTTGTCTAGTATATTACGTTTAGTTACTGACAAAAACAAAGAAGATTTACGCAAATTAATAATGGAAGATAATACTTGGAAGTTATGGCTGTTATTAAATGAACAAATTGATACCCAATTTATTGCAGCTTTTAAAAGTTTTTTTGTAAATCATATTGATATTGACAATGATTGTTTTAGTAGAGGGCAATTACAAAGCAAACTATGGTTAATTGAACAATTAAAAAAAATAGATGTAGAACTTGGTACAGTATTTTTGTGTGCAGGATGGTATGGTACTCTTGCTACTATGATATTTGAAAGCGGTATTAAGGTAGATAAAATTCGTAGTTTTGACATTGACGAGACAACTGTTGATATAGCCGAGACCTTCAATAAACCTTGGTTTGCAAATCAATGGAAATTTAAAGCATTAGTAGAAGATATACAAGATATAAATTATAATGAACATACATGGCAGTATTGGTCTAACAAAAATAATAGAATGAGTTATCCTATTACAGATTCTCCTGATACAGTTATTAATACCAGTTGCGAGCATATAGAACACTTTGCCAACTGGTATGCAAAAATTCCAAATGGTAAATTAGTGGTGTTACAAAGCAATAACTATTATGAAGTAGAAGAACATGTAAATTGTGCAAAAGATGCTGAGGAATTTAGTTTATCTATACCTATGAATAATTGTCTTTATCTAGGAGAATTACAATTAGAAAAATACTCAAGGTTTATGAAAATTGGATATAAGTAAAAATGATTTACGAAATAACACTTGACTATAATACTGATATTTTTCTCAGTGCAGATTATAATGTACATAGTGGTAGTTGTATATCTCATCAAGTACATGAGCTTAAAGATTTACATGAAAGCTATGGCGGATTTCCAGATAGCTATGATATCGGTAATACTTTGATACGGCAACTTTGGTGGAACGAAAAACAAGTTGATTTTAAAGATTTAGGAAATCAATTACGGATGGAAGTTGTAACGGTAAGTACTATATTACAACCACCTGGTAATAGTATACCTATACATAGAGATACTTTTTTTCAAATTAACAAAAGGTTTCCAAATGATACTAGACGCAAAGTACGTGCAAACATTTATTTAGAAGACTGGAAAGTTGGACATTTTTTACAATATCAAATAAACAACGATTGGCATAGTAGCACACACTGGAAAGCAAACCAGGGATTTGTTTGGGATAGTAATCATTTGCATTTAAGTGCAAATGCTGGAATGAATAACAAATATACTTTACAAGTATCAGGATTTTTAAATGAAAACACTACGTGAGCTTAATTTACATAGTTGTTGCATACATAAAAAGTTTATAGATAGGCAAGATTTATTTGATAGGTTTTTTGAAATAAACAATTATATAGATATTTCAGCAGAACCATTAGAAGAATTAACTGTGCGACATAATATTAATTCTTCGGTAATTAATAATTCTAAAATATACTGTTCAAGTATATCTGCTGCATCGGATAATATAATTAATTTTCCTTTGTTTTGGATGTACGGACGTCCTTTAGTAGATTATGTTCCTAATAACTCTTATAAATTCATAACAATGAATGGAGCAGCTAGTACAACTAGATCTAAATTAATATCTAGGTTAAAATCTGCTGAGGTGCTAAATCAGGGCGTATATAGTTTGTGGCCAAATATATCTTTGCCTTCTGAGAAAGATGTTACTTCTCACTATCATGTTAAAAAAACACTGCCAAAAGAATGGTATCGTAGTTTGTATGAATTCCAAATAGAAACATGTAGTATATCAGGTGTTCCGTATTTGTTTATATCAGAAAAAACATTTAGACCATTATTAAGTGGAAAACCTTTTCTTAATTACGGTTATCCGGGTATGTACAAAAAATTAATAGAGTACGGATTTACCTTTGATTGTGATTTAAGTTTTGATGAAAATGTTGATAATAGATTTGATTTGTATATTAACGAGATAATTAGATTGATTAATACATCGATCGATGTTATAATAGTAAAAAATAATAAAAAAGTTGCTAGACAGTTGTATAATGATAATTTAAAAGATTTAAAAATATTTGAGGATCAATTAGAAAATTTAAAAGATATGATTTATCTTGACAAAGAAATGATAGAGTATTTAAAATGAATTTAGAAAAATTGTCACTTAGAGAATTGCAAATAGAAAGCGCAAGAGCATTAAGTACTATGGAAGCAACAAATAATAATATACATCAGTTTAATAAACTAGCACACCATAACAGTCAAAATTGGTATTGTGCTGTAATAGAATGGTATATAACCCAATATGGAGATTTGCCTAGTAAAGTAGGGCCTGGCAAAGATATAAAATTGGTATTAGCAGAATGATAGAAGAACAATCAGTTATAACATTTAAAGATGATATAGTAATTAAAAAAGTTAGAAATATCGAATGGCAAGAAATCGGTGAGCAATGGATTTTACACTATAAACAATTATCAGATATTAATCCTGCACTTGTAAAGGTTTTTGAATTAGTTGATCACGAAACATATACTATGGAAAGATTAGATATTGTTAATAATATTGAAAACATATTAAAACGAAAAGAATATTATCATTTAATAAACAAAAATGTAATTTGCGATATTATTACAACAGTTAATGATAGTTGGAGTCAAGCAATAGAAGCATCAAAGAAATTAGAAGATAATAAATTTTTTGTAAATTGTGACTTACAATTAGCAAATATGGTTTTAACAACAGATGGAAAAGTTCGAATAATTGATCCTGAATCGTATGTATTTGTTAATAATTTAGAATACACAGAAAAATACTACATGGCACAAATAAATCTAATGTCAAATTTACAAACATATTATTCAAGGTTAGATCATGTATAGTTATTATGATATAAAAACAATTCATTTAGAAAACACACAGAATTGTCAAGCCAACTGTCCTATGTGTGATCGTAATATGAGTGGCGAAGGACTAAATCCTCATATCGATCTTAGTGAGCTTACACTAGAAGATTGCAAACGTATATTTGAGCCTGAATTTATAAAACAGTTAGGTACTATGTATATGTGTGGTAACTTAGGCGATCCTATTGTTGCAAGAGACACACTTGATATATTCAAATACTTTAGACTACATAATCCTACAATGTGGTTAAGTATGAATACCAACGCCGGAGCAAAGAGTGTTGAATGGTGGTCAGAGCTTGCTCATGTTATTAATAACAAAGGCGCAGTTATATTCAGTGTAGACGGGTTGCGTGATACTAATCATCTTTATCGACAAGGCGTAAACTGGGACAATGTAGAGCGTAACATGCGGGCGTTTATAGATGCCGGCGGCAGAGCACGTTGGGACTTTTTAATATTTGAACATAATCAACATCAAGTAGAAGAAGCTGAAGCACTTGCTGAGAAATGGGGGTGTGAAAGATTTATACCTAAGAAGACAGGTAGATTTATTACAGCAAATAGCAAAAAGAAAGAATCACATCAAGCTAAAGATCGTAAAGGTAAAGAAACTACAGAACTTAAAAAACCAGATGCAAAATATCAAAACAAAGCATTAACAAAACAAGATATGTTACTTGAAAAATATGGTAGTATGGATGCATATTACGATGTAGTGCCTATCAACTGTAAAGTAAAGGATGAAGGTAGTTTGTTTATTACAGCAGAAGGACTTGCTATGCCTTGTTGTTGGACTGCTGGACGTATGTACAAATGGTGGCACAAAGATCCTAAGCAAGAACAAGTATGGGACTTTATCGATGCTGTAGGAGGCAAGGATGCAATCAATGCTAAAACGCACGGATTAAAGGCTGTATTTGAAACAGGTATATTTGACAACATAGAACGCAGCTGGAAAACAAAAAATTGTGATAACGGAAAATTAAAAGTTTGCTCAATGAAGTGCGGTGTTGAGTTTGATCCATTTTCCGAACAGTTTAAATAATGGTGTTATAAATATTTTAATGTTAAAAGATCTAAAAAAAGTCGAGCTTGAAATTACAAGTGATTGTAATGCAGCTTGTCCGGGTTGTGCTAGAACAATAAACATAGATACATTAGTAGTAAATAGTTTTTCATTGCAAGATTTGCAAAGACTATTTCCTGTTGATGACTATTCAGGGGTAGAATTCAAATTTTGCGGAGTATTAGGTGACCCTATTGTAAATCCTGATTGTTTAGAAATGACTAGATATCTTATTAGCTGTGGCGGCTATGTAGAGTATAGTACAAACGGAGGATACAATACTGTTGAATGGTGGAAAGAATTAGGATCTATTTCAGCAGAAAATCCTGGTAAGTTGCGTGTTCATTTTTGTGTAGATGGACATAAAGAAACAAATCACATATATCGTGTAAATACAAAATGGAATGTTGTAAAACGCAACATGGAAGCTTTTGCAAACACAGCAGCAAAAAAATCTGCAGGGTGGATATATATTGTATTTGATCATAACGAACATGAACTTGAAACTGCAAGAAAACATGCAGACTCGTTAGGTTTTGATTTTGCTATTCGTACCGGTATGCGTAATAGTTATCATGATTGGCTTGTTAAATTAGGTAAGAAAAATAAGCAAGCAGAAAAGACAATTACTACAACAGGTAAAAAACAACATAGTAAAGTAGATGTAGTCAAAGAATTAGACAATTTTATTGAAGAATATAAGCGCACAAAAGTTGATGAAGAAAAAATTTCAACTATAACTAATAGTATTACTTGTAAATATATACACGAAGGCGAAATTTTTATAGCAAATGATTTAACCTTATGGCCTTGTTGCTTTCTTTGGGATAACACGTTTGAAAACAAAGATAAAATATTAGAAAAATTATCTACACAAGGCGATGGATGGAATAGCTTAAAAGACAAAAGTATAGATGAAGTTTTAGAACATCCGTGGTATAAAAAACTATTAGCAGAAAGCTGGCATCCTTATAATGATTTACACTTACCTAGATGTATAAAAACTTGCGCAAAAAATAAAGCTTACCATAACGAAATTCAAGTGGAGTACAACAAATGAACGATCTTAATAAAATAAACGACCTTTATAATAGGTTACCTTATAATGACTTAGAATTTGACTGCTTTGAATTTCTTGAAAAAAGTTTAAATGATTACTACAAAAATAATCTGTTAGGTGACGATAATCATTACGAAGATTATGAAAAAATGACAGAAGATAGGAGCTCAGTCTTTAGTCAGTTGCAAGATAATTCTTACAAAAAAGGTTTAAAGACTCATAACATAAATGGATTGCTTATTCCATTTAATCCTGAGTGGTCAAGGGTAGGAATTAATTTAAGCGGCGGAGCAGATAGTGCTTTGCTTACATACATATTAGCAACAATTATAGAATCTAACAATTATAACAGTACAATAGATATAATTAATTACAAAAGATGTTGGGACAATAAACCATGGCAAGAAGATATTGCAGACAATGTTTATAAATGGTTAAAGAATAGATTTCCTAATATTATTGGCAAAAAAGAATCTGCATATATTCCACCTGAATTAGAACACGGCACAATAGGTGATATAATAGAAGGGCGTAGTGCAGATCAAATCCTTGTGGCTTCATTTAATAGATATATAGCATACAAAAATAAGTATTATGCATGTTTTAATGCTACTACAAAAAATCCTTCCTCTGATGATATTACAAGTGGAATGACTAATAGAGACAATGTACCTTATCTTATCAAAAAATTATGTTTTGTAAGAACTGATTCTGCACATTGGGTTATGGAACCATTTACATTAGTTGAAAAAGATTGGATAATTGAGCAATATAAGAATTTTGATATTATCGAATTACTTAACACTACTAGGAGTTGCGAAGGACCGTCATCAAATTACAAATTATTGGGTATGGATCATTTATGGTATTCCTATGTAAATAATAAAGATATTTCTGAATGTGGCGAATGTTTTTGGTGCCTTGAAAGAAATTGGGCTAAAGACAAGGCCGGTATAGAATGAGCAAACAGTATATTTGCAGTGAATTATTTAAAAGTATGGATTTAAGATTTATACAAAATAGTATAACGAACTGTTGCAAAGCAAACAAAGTTAGATTGAGTATAGAAGATTTTAAAGATCCTAATATTTTATTTAATAATGCTGAATTACAAAGCCGCAGAGAATCTATGGTACTTGATAATAAGCTGCCAGAATCGGGATGTAGTGGATGTATTAAATTTCTACCTCATAGTTTTTTTGATAATAGAAATCATTGGACAGATACATTTTTAAACGAAGATTTTAAACAAAAATTATTAACCGAAGATATTGTTAATAGATTTACTATCAATCTTAGCAGTGCGTGTGATTTAAAATGTGTATATTGCGCACCTAAAGACAGTTCGAGTTGGGCAAAAGAAGTAGGAGTTCCTACTATAAGACCTAACAGTGAATGGTTTAATGCAGCTTTTAATAATTTTATTACCTATTTAAAAAATAAAAAGTATGATCCTAATACGCCTTATTTCTTTATAATATCCGGCGGCGAGCCCACATACAATCCTCACAATCTTGAACTAATAAAACAAATTATTAGTATTGTACCTAATAAAAATTTAGAAATTGTACTTCATACAAATTTTAATACCAAAGAAAAAGTTTTTAACGAATACATTAAATTATTTAGAGATAATAAAGACGTACAATGTGGATTTACTGTTAGCCTTGATTCTGTAGAAGGTAGATCTGAAGCAATTAGACACGGCCTAAATTGGGAACGTGCTATGAAAAATTTAAACTTTGTTTTGGATAATAATTTTAGCAATATTAATGTTAGAATTGCTAACACTTTGAGTGTATATAGTGCTCCATATTTTAAAGATGATATAGAATTTTATCTAGACAATTTTGGCCTAGAAAAAACAAAAGAGTTTTTTCGACCGGGCGAAGGATTTAATTATGCAGTAGAACCTGGTATGCATATTATGGGAATGCCCGAGCATTTTAAAGAAGATCAAAATAAAGCTATAGATTTTTGTAACAAAAATAAATTAAATTATCTAATACCGCACCTAGAAAAAATTCAAAATTTAATTGGTACAAAGATAAACGATTCTACAGCATACGATTATGATATAGCATATTCATATTTTAAAATTAAAAGACCAGAAACTGATTGGGACAGACTATTTCCACACATGCAAGGTATGATAGATGAATTATACGATATGTACCCTAATAAAGAACGTTATGTATCTAATACATCAAACCTTCTCCGCCCAGTAAATAGTTACGCAATTGGAAAAAAAGAATAGAATTCATATGAAACATATATCAGACACATTTTGTTTATTACCTTGGGTGCATCTAAGCACAAGACCAGACGGAAGTATGCGTGTATGCTGTACAGCAAACGCAAGTAGTGTTGGTCCTACTAATGATAAAGAACATGGTGGTCAAGTTGGAATACTTAAAACTGAAGATGGTAAGCCCAACAATCTAAATGTAAGTGATTTTGAAACTGCATGGAATAGCACATACATGAAAAATGTGCGTAAGCAAATGCTTGCAGGCGAAAAGCCTCCTAGTTGTTTAAAATGCTATAAAGAAGAGGCAGCAGGACATCGTAGTAAACGTATGTGGGAAACAAATTATTGGAGCAAGCGTGTTGATATAGATAAAATACTTGCAGATACAAATGAGGATGGCAGTGTTCCGCCTAATCTTGCATATATTGATTTGCGGTTTGGTACTAAGTGCCAGCTTGCGTGTGTAATGTGTAGCCCACATGATAGTAGTGGATGGATCAAAGACTGGAAAGCAATGTTCCCTGCTGTTAAAAACGAAAGTCTTAAAGAGATTATGGGCTGGGCAGATAAAGGCAGTACTAATGGCAGTAGTTATAATTGGCATAAACAAAATCCTACATTTTGGAAACAGTTCTACGAGCAAATGCCTAGTATGCAGCAAATATATTTTGCCGGCGGCGAAAGTTTAATTATTGAAGAACACTACGAAATACTCGAACATGCAATTAAAATGGGCTATGCAAAAGATCTTGAACTGCGTTATAACTCAAACGGAGTTGAATGGAGAGCGGATTTATTCGATCTATGGAAAGAATTCAAACTTGTTCGTTTCCACTATTCGATAGATAGCATTAAAGAAATGAACGACTACATTCGTTATCCTAGCAAGTGGTCAAGACAAGAAGAAGTGTTCCATTTGTTGGATACACAAACAAGTGATAATGTAGAAGTTACTATTGCTGCTGCTGTACAAGCTCTTAATGTATATTACTTGCCAGACTTTATACAATGGAAATTAGAACAAAAGTTTAAGAAGATTAATATGTGGCCATTTGGCGCTGGCGGCATTAGTCAGCACTTTGTATATTGGCCTGCTCATTTAAACGTAAAAGTATTACCTAAATGGTTCAAAGAAGAATGTAGAGCAAAATACGAAGCCTGGTATCCATGGTGGGAAGAAAATTGGGAGTTGGGCATTCCTAGCTGGCACAAGGGTAAAGTTACTAAAGAGGATTTTATGCAAGCTGAATATGGTATAAAAAGACTAGACGGAATACTTAGTTTTATGGAAAGTGAAGACTGGAGTAGACGCTTGCCAGAGATGCAAGAATTTTTAGGCTTATGTGACAAACAACGTGGAATTACTTTTGCGGAAACATTTCCAGAAATGAAGGATATATTTAATGAGTTTTGATACAGTAGATTTACTTACGGGTAATGTTTTTCAAGTTACATGGGATGTCGGAAGAAGATGCAATTACGATTGTTCTTACTGTCCTGCACATAGGCATGACAATTTTAGCAAACATGCAACTTTAGATGAATTAAAAGCTAATACTGATTTCTTATTTGAGTATATTGATACATACATGGAGCATAGAAATCATAAAGAAACTAATATAAGTTTTACAGGAGGAGAGCCTACTGTAAATCCTAATTTTATTCCTTTCCTACAGTATTTACAAAAGACATATGAAGAAAAATATTCTGATAAGTGGATTGCAGGATTTGCGCTTACTACTAATGGTGCAATGAGTGAAAAGATGGCAACTGCTGTAATGAAGCATGTATCACATGCAACTATAAGTTATCATTCTGAAAGTGATGACAAATTAAAACAACAAGTACGTGATCGCATAATGCAATTTCATACACAAGGTCCTGACAATGATTGTTCAGTAAGTGTAAATGTAATGTTTCATGCTGCATATTTTGATGAGTGTAAAGAACTTTGTGATTTCTTGCATAAAAATGGTGTTGCATATGTTCCTAGAGTAATTGGTGAAGAAGCAGGTAGTAGAAGTAATTTTTCACACTTATACACAGACGAACAACTTGACTATATGAAAAATTATTGGAAATATAAAAATGCCAAACTAAATGACGAAAAAGAAGTTGCAGCAACTCTTAGTGCAGCAGGAGAAGCACAAAATGAAAAACACAAAGTAGAAAAGAAAGATGGCTGGGCTATCGGAAGACCGTGTTGCGGCAGTAGAGAAATGTGTTTAAGTGCAAAAGGCGAAGAACGTAAAGGTACATTTGTAGATTTTAGAAATTTCAAAGGATGGAATTGTAGTGTCAATTGGTTCTTCTTACATCTAGAACAACAAACTGATAGTGTATTCCATCATCAAACTTGCCAAGCAAAATTCGATCAGACAAGAGGACCTATAGGAAAAATAAGTGAAGGCAAAAAAATTATTGCTGATTTGAAAGAAAAACTTTCTAGCGGCACTATGCCTACAGTAGTGTGTCCTAAACACACATGTGGATGTGGCCTATGTGCGCCTAAAAGTGTTCATTTAGAAAATTATAAAACTACATTAGCAAGACATGTTGATATGAAAGTTTTTGATAATGCAGAATTTCAAGAACCGAACGGTACTCCTATAAATCCTACAGAGGTCTTGTGATGTGGTCAATGGATACTATAGAATGGATTGATATTGAACTTACTAGTTTTTGTAATATACAATGCAAAGGCTGTTTTAGAGTTATATCTAATCAAGCAGATAAAATTTTAAACAAAAGTTATATTGATTTAGAAACTATCAAAACTCGATTCAAAAAAGAACAGTTTCCTAATATTAAGATAATAAATTTTTGTGGTAGTGTAGACGAACCTACTACTCATCCTCAATTCTTTGAAATAATAGATCATTTTGCAGAATGGAACTGTCATATCAATATTGCTACTAACGGTAGTTTACGGACTGCGAAATGGTGGGCAGAGCTTGCTGAAAGATTGCCGAATAGTCATAGAGTGACATGGGGGATTGACGGCAGTGATGAATTAAGCGAAGTATATAGAGAAGGTTCAAGTTTTAAAAAAGTAGAACAAAATTATAAAGCATTTATTGCTGCTGGAGGCAAGGCTGTTTGGCAGTTTATTGTGTTTGAACATAACGAACATCAATTAGACACTGCAAAAGATTTAGCAAAGACTGAAGGTTTTAAAGATTTTAAAACTATTATAAGTCATAGAAAAGATACAAAGTCTGTAACGCCTAAGCAAGAACAGATTGACAATGTTCAAGAAGAATCTTATATAAGTTGTAAATATAAAGATCAGAACAGAATTTTTATTAATCATACAGGTAATATAATACCTTGTTGTCATTTAAATAGTAAAATGCTAGAATACAATACAAGTGGTATAATTAAAGATAATTTTGAACAGTTATTGAATGATCACGATTATAAAAATACTATAAATCTAAATGAAGTAGGTATTGACGAAGCAATATCTAGCAACATATGGAATGAGATTATAAGTTCGTGGAATACTAACTCTCCCCTGCCAAGGTGTGAGCAAGTTTGTAAAAAATTAAAAAGAGATAAATTTATAAAAGAATCTTTATAATTATCTACTTACTACAACTTCAATAGTCTCTTTTACTCTACGTCCCATCATTTCGCCTGTTAAATGATGTTCTCTACGATTGCGTGTTTCGTCCTTGAATCCTATACCCATCATAAGTAATGGATCTTTTTCAAATCCTATTTTTTCTTTTACTTCGTTGTAATCGTAGCAAGCACAGCAGCCTGTGCCGTAACCGAGCATACTTGCAATAACATTCAAATAACCAGCAGCTACACCGATAGCCGTTTGCTGATCTCTTTTTAGTGTTTCCATATTTGAATGATCACGTAGTTTCCACTTTTCTATAAGTTCAGGACTAGGATCTATATCTTCAAATACAACTAATAAATTTGCAAGAGTTTGACTGTTAGTACTCATTTCACCTTTCATGTTTCTAAGACCCTCTGTTAGAGCATGAATAGATTCTATTTTTTCTCTATTGGTAATAAAATGAAGTTTATAAAAAGCAAAATTTTGTTTGCTTGGACAATTTGTAGCAGCATGAATTAAAAGCTCTAGATCGTCCTCTGGAATATCTTTTGTTAAGTCCCAGTTGCGCTGTACGTGTTGGCTTCTAATAACAGCTTTTTTAAGTTCTTTGTGTGATTCAAACATCTCAGTCCTCCCCTATAATGTATTTATCTTTTATAAATATCTTGACAGAATGCTAAAATGGTGCTAATATAAAGATATGAATGAAGATTTGAAATGGAGTAATTATGACTTTACAAAGATCCCGTTTGACGACATTGTTAGCGTCGGACAACGGACACTCTTATATAGAGACTTGTTTACTGTCAGCTGGTTGCTCGGAAGATTCTGTAACTACAAATGCTCCTACTGTTGGCCCTACGCAAGAAGTGATAGAAAAGATCATAGACCAACAGAGTTGTGTCTAGCGACTATAGATGAAATTAAGAGGCAAGCACGTGATAACAGTTTTAATAGTTTCCATTTTTCTTTGTCTGGCGGCGAGCCTACTTTTCATCCAGGATACTTGGATATTTTGCAGCATTTGGCTGATGATGTTACTAACACTAATTATACCTCTGTGCATATGACATCAAACTGTAGTCGCAATATGCGATGGTTTGAAGACTATGTAGAACGTGTAAAACCTTTTCATCGTGCTAGTATTACAGCAAGTTTACACACAGAACACTTAAATACAGTAGAGAAGATGCAGGACTTTGCAGACAAGTTAATCTTCTGCCAGGAGCATGATGTTCAAGTTACGATCAATATGGTTATGGTTCCGGACTGGTTTGAGAGGGACTGGGAAAACGCCTTGTTCTTCCACGAACAAGGAATTAATGTTACTCTTAAACCTCAGTCCGATCCAACGGCCTCCCGTGTTGTGGATGGGTATAGTGAGGAACACCTTAAAAAACTCTGGAACGGAATGCCGCAAAGAGCCTATACAGAAAGTAAACGCAAATGGGCCAAACGTCCAAAGCCATCGTTCCAGGTACCCCAAGGAGTAGACGGTAAACTGGATACAAGTATACCTTGGCATATGCAAGTTGAATTAAAAGATTCTGAAGGCAATAAATACTATATGGACCAGGCAGAACGCTTTAATGCCTTTAATTTTAACAATTTCGAAGGATGGCGTTGTAATGCTGGCTACAGCGGAATAATAATACGGGAGCCTGACGGTAGTGTCAAAAGGAGTTATAGTTGTCACGATACACCACTAGGCAACATAGAGACAGGCTTTACCTTGTTTAAAGAGCCACAAACGTGTATTACTAAAAGTTGTGTGTCAAGTGCTGATTCAAAGATACCAAAAAGTAAATATTAATGCGTACATTAGAACAAATTGAAGCAATTAAAAGAACTAAAAGTAACCCTGTTCAGCATTGGGATATAGTTACTTCTGATGATATTGATAGTTTGTTAAAATTTTATAATACAAGCGACGATGTTGTAGAAAAAGTTACTGGTCCGAAAGTATTGAAGGTTGATGAAGACGAAGGAATTATTAATAATATTCTATATAAGTTAAGGCAATTATATGGAGAATTTAATTTACGTGATGCACATTTTTTTGATGTAGAAAAGCCACATATTATACATAATGATGATAGTTTTGATTATCCACAATGTTATAAAGCATTTGTAATTCCATTGTACGTTGAAGGCAACATCTGTGATAAAGCAAAATTTTTTGTGTTTGATCAAAGTTATTATGGAGGTCCTGCAAAATTTGTAAATGAAGAAGATGTATCAGGATATTCTGTACATTATAATAAGTTCTTAACTAATTACAACGAAGTAGAAAATAAAAACAATGCAGGTATAGATGAAATACATTTGAAGTATCTTTCGCACTTAAAGAGTCACTGGCTTAAAGGATTAAGTGTAAATGCTTATTTTCCTTGGAAGATTGGTAGTATTATTTCTTTTGACAGTTTAGATCTTCATAGTGCTAGTAATTTTAACGATGTTGGCATTACAAGAAAAATTGGTTTAAGTATATTTACGAAAATTGGAGAATAATATGATATTATTATATGGATATATTACATACTGGATTCTTGCACTTTTTGGCATTACGTTTGGCTATCATAGATATTTTTCTCATAAGTCTTATAATGCAAGTCCGATGGTTGAAATTTGGTTACTATATATAGGTTTACTATGCGGCGGACGTAGCGCACTTACATGGTCCGGTGTGCATCGTATGCACCATGCATATGCCGACACACCTAAGGATCCGCATAGTGTAAAGAATCACCCTTGGTATGTAATATTATTCAGTCTGTGGAGTGTAGATAGTATACCACGTAAATTTCTTATAGACTTGATACGTAATCCTAGAGTTATGTTTTTTCACAAATACGGAACATATATTTTTATTGCACATTGGATTATTTCTTTCTTGACTTTTGGCTTAGATGCTGTTATAATTAATACAATGCTAGTAGTGTTATCTTATCTTGGATTTGGTATATTAAATTTGTTTGGACATGATTTAAAAGGCCCTATAAACAATTTTTGGATTAACCTAATAGCGCCGTTAGAAGGTAATCATAAAGATCATCATGAATATTCACAAAGAACTTGATATAGATTTAAAAAAATGTACAGACGAACAAATTAAGAATGTAGCAAAACTAACCGCTTATCATTCAAATGTATTACTACGCAACCAAGAACTTACAAAAGATGAGTATGCTAGAATACTTGCTCTATGGGGAGACAAGACTCAGCATCATGCTTGGTACGAAGATCCTGATTATCACCAAATACAATATGTAACAAATCGTGCAATGCCTGAACTAGGAGGCAAGCGTGGTATATTTCCACAAGGTGAACTTGAATGGCATTGTAACGGCACACTTGCACTTGATCCTGAGGACTGTGTAACATTGTATTGTGTTGTTCCTACAAAAGATAGATGCGATACTATATTCTTAAATGGTGTCGAAGCATACAACGACTTGCCTAATCATGTAAAGAAAACAATTGAAAATACTATGCTAATGATTACAAGTGATGTAAGAAGTTTTCATAGAAGCGACTTTGAGCATTTGATCACACGTACAGAACAGCCTCGAATACTTAATGACAATAGGGCATATACTATAAGCGAAGATCAAGTTACTGCTGATGAAGCAAAAGACTTGCACAACATACAAGGACGCAAACGTAGTAATGGTCCTATATACCAAGAAATGATGCGTAGGAAACAAGAGTTTAGTGTAGAAGGTCGATGGAAGTATACCTACAAAAAACTAGTACATGAACATACAGTAACAGGACAAAAAGGATTATATTTTCCTTTCTTAAATGTAGCAGGACTACATGACATTCCTAAAGATGAACAAAAAGAATTATACGACTATCTAGTCAAACATTACCTAAAGTATGAATACAGTCACGATTGGAAAACAGGAGACTTGATGTTGTTTGATCAAACACAAGCACTACACAAGCGTCAGCCTTTTCCTGAAGTAGACGGCGAACAGCAAGATAGACTATTGTGGCGAGGAGCATTTTATTATGACGGAATACAGTAGAGATAGTGATGTAGAATATGTACATATGAACTGGAAAGTTCCAGTTGATGTTGTTGAACAAGAATATTTAAATGTAAAAGATAAACTAATTATACATCGCCCAGAAGACGGTCACAAAGATTGGTATGCAGTAACACTATACGGAGTTGATGCAAACAGCACAAATAGTCACTGGGAATATGGTCTAAGAGCCAAAAAAGATCTAACAGAAGTAGGCAAACAATGTCCTAAAACTATGCAGTGGATTAAAAGTTTGCCGTTAGCACGTATTGATGATGTAAGATTTTTAGTAATCAAGCCGAGAGGATATATTGCTCCACACATTGACGTACCACAGCGCAATTGGCTTGAGCCGATTAATATTTGTATCACGTGGCCAGAAGGTAGTGAATTTACACATAATGGAAAGAAACTACCGTATGCTCCTGGTGTTCCATTGGTTTTAAACATACACTATGAACATGATGTTAAAAACAATAGTGATCAGGAACGCTTGCATTTACTGATACACGGTAAAAAAACTAAAGAGTTTTGGAACGATGTCAATACACTTTCTTGATCCTAAAGTAACTTTTATCCATATTCCTAGAACAGGCGGCACAAGCTTACTGTACTGGGCAGAATCAACTGGTTTGGTCTTTGATGCACCTAAGAAATATAAGCATTGTACATTTAGTGAAGCAACACAACTTTGGAAAACCTTAGGCACAACTTTTACATTTGTAAGAAATCCATATGATAGAATGGTAAGTTTATTTCATTATATGGGACAAAATGCAAAAAACAGAGTAAGCATATGGAAAAGAGGACATACTCCAACTAACCCCGACGGAACACAAAATTCTATCTATAATGATGATATAGCAATGGCTAATTACTATGACTTAGGATTTGAAAATTGGCTAATTGATTATAGTAACGAATCGAGTAGTCCTTATAATTCTTACACTAATGTACGTAACCCAGAAATATTTAACAACTGGTATAGCACACCCAGGACAACAAATTATTGGATTGAAGATAGTATTGATATTGTAATAAAAATAGAAGAACTTAAAAATAAAATTAAATTATTAGAAGAACTATTTAACACATCAATAAGCATGTCGCATTCTAATAGCTCAACTAGGGATACATATAAAAAATATTATAATACTAACACAAGAAATATTATACAAAATATGTTCAAAGACGACTTAGAAAAATACGGGTATCAATTCTAAATGATAGTATCTGCTCCATATCCAGATTCATCATTAATATCATTTTCTCCTAACGAAAGGTTAGATCTTATTAACGATCTTTCTAAAATTAATTTCAGTTCAACTGATCCGTTAAGTAAAAATTATCAAAATTTAGATTGGAATGATTTTCAAGTTATAAGTATCTTCAAAGTAAAAGAAGATATAGCAGAATTTAGTGTAGCATGGCACAGATCTAAATATTATGAACCTGGTGAAATACGCATAATGTCTAAGTATTATAAAAATCCTAAATATAGGCATGCAGATTCTCGGAAACACTTAGGATTAAAGCATACTATATTAATGATTGAACATCAAATGGCTATGTGTAAAGCACAAGGATTTGCTAGTGCATTTATAAGCCGAGAAAGGAGTCCAAGATACTTTCGCAAGCTAATTACTAGTATACAAGAAAAAACAAACACACAATGGCATTTACATGATGATAAACAATGTGTGTGCATACCAGAAGCGCCGAGTTGTTGGCAATACAAAGCGAGTACCAAATTATGAGACAGCGTAGAGAAGAACTTCCACTATTTAAAAAACTGACCTATACTTTTGACACAAAAAAAATACTTCAAGACTTTGAATTATTAGAAGATACAACTGTAGATGGTAAATCTGTATTTTTTGACGATTTGACAATTAAAGGAGGATACGGTGACGTAGTAGGTAGTAAAGCACCTACACTCGAACGTGCATTTAGTATCGGACAATATACAGAGTACATATCTGGTATGACAAAAGGCCACTATAAACAAGTCGGAGTTACTGAATTTAATAAAGATTCTGTTGATATAGATTACACTAAGAAAATCGGAAGTAGGCCAGATGAAAGACACTATAACAAACTCAAGCCACAACTTAGCGGAACATATCTTGAGTCAGTGCTTAACACTTTTATAGCTGAAAAATCTAGATGCAGAATTGCTATTATGCATCCCGGCGGCTCGATCAAGCCTCACATAGACTACAATACAGATTATGCTGTGAGATATCATATTCCACTAAAAACTAACAGCGATTGCGGATTTAAAAATACAGACAAGCAAGGTAATAGTGAAGAGTGTTTTATGGATATTGGCGAATGTTGGTTTCTAAATCAAGGGTTTAAACACAGTGCCTGGAACAATGGCAACACTGAACGTTGGCATTTGATTATTAGCTGCCTTACACAAGAAGATTTATATGTTTAAGAACAAAGTAAAAAATAGTTTTATTACTACTGATTTTACAGTTAATCCAACTTTTTGGCAGACCTATATGACAAGTGAATGGACTGATAGTAATAAACTATATTCAGAATATGTAAGTGATGCAACAGGTGGTAAAGAAATGAATAAGTTCTTTGTACAAGAAATACATAATTTTGATAGACCTTTACTAAAATTAATCAAAAGCCTTTGGAACGAGTTTGGTATTCGACCTCGAGATTTTAGATGTAACTTCTTTAGAGTTTTAGAAGGAGGCAATCTTCCTATACATGTGGATGTTAAAAGTGAATGTAGTTTTCTTATTCCTGTAACAAAAAATACAGGTGCATTATATGTAGAGGAAGGCACAAAAGAAAGTATTGTATATGATACACTTACAGTACTTAACACAAAATTACCACACGGAGTAGAAGCACCTTCACAAGAACGTATAGTATTTCATATGGGAATACATGATATAAAATTCGGAGAATTAAATGTATAGGTTAGATAAACAATACGATATAAAAAAAATTAAATCTGAATATGCCGAACTTGTAGAAAAAGTAGGCTGGACGCCAGGCTTACCAGATCATTTTGATGCAATTACTTTGCAGACTGACGGCACTGAAGATTACCATTTACATTATGATATTGACAAATTCTATATTCGACACTGGGACGATAACGATGTAGAGGAATGGACTAAACAAAATGAATCTTTTAAGCAGTTATTAATTCCGCCAGAATGGGAAATGTCAAAATTTATAATTGAAAATAATTTAACAAGAACAAGAATATTACGAATAGCACCTCTATTTGTGTATAATACTCATAAAGACTGGACAGATAGATGTCAATTAGGAATTATTACAAATGAATATTGTTACTACATAGAAGAAAGTGTTTTATATAATATTCCAGATGACGGCTATGGTTATGTTACTGAAACAACAAAAATGCACAGTGCAGCAAATGCTAGTAAAGAACATAGAGTAAATTTAGTGGGATGTATAAATGTGGCATAAAGAATATGATGTAGATATTAAAACAATGTCTGACGAAGAACTAAAGCAAGTTGCAAGAGATATTAACAAACATTTAGTGGTTATATTTAGAAACCAAAACCTTACACCAGAAGATGAACTTAGAATTGCTAGTGTAATGGGTAATGTAAAAGCAAATAAAGGCGAAAGCACTACAGCAAAAGATAATCTAAGTCTCGTACCAGGTGTGCTAAGAGTAACTGGAGAATTAAATGATAGAGGAGAGCCAGGATTATTTGGGCACGAAATAGAGTTAGATTGGCATACGCATCATCCTACAGAAGAAAATAGATGGCCGTTTGTTTGGTTATATAGCGAAAGAGGATCTAAAGGTAGTAGAACTAGCTGGATTAACCAAGTTCTTGCCTATAATGACCTACCAGAAGATGTAAAACAAACAGTAAATGGTATAACTGTCGCTTGCGGACATAAGGTAGGTAATTTTAGTCCAAGTGAAATATTCCAAAATAATGTGGTTTATAATAATCCACAAAAAATTGTCAGAACAAATATTGAAAATCTTACAGGACTATACTTTCCTTTTTTACAAATATTCGATATAGTTGAAGGCGCTACTAATGAGGAATGGCCTGAACTATACAACTATATTAAAAATCATATTTTGCAAGAGAAATATATAATGCATCACGATTGGGAAGATGGCGATCTTGTTATTAGCGAACAATGGTTAAGCATACACAAACGATGGACATTTGCAGATATGAAGACAAGGGTATTACATAGGATCGCATTTGATTATGAACACAGTTACGTATAAGAAATTAAATTTACCTAAATTAGACTTACCAGAAAACTGGCATACAAATGATGTACAACTGAAAGCAAAGGTCGGAGGATATATTGCTTATTATGTAACCAATGAAGTTGATAAGCAAATAAGGAGTATATTTCCAAAAGACTTTTTTCCTAAAAAAACTCATATAATTGCACAGTTTATTGATCCGCAATTAAACGGACTTATACATATGGATAGGCGTGAGTTTGCTATTAACTACATACTTAATAAAGGTGGTTTAGACGCTCATACAAGCGTTTACAGCAGTGATAAAGTACTTGAGAGTAACTATACGCAACAGGAGAACGAGTGGTACTTGTTAAATACATTTAAGAATCATGCAGTACATAATATAACAGATACACGAGTTGCAATAAGTATTAGTTTTTATGAATTTGGAGACACACAATGGAGGTTTATAAATGAAAAATATGAAAGCAAATAAACCATTTGATGACGAAACACTAAAGAACATGGACATTATACATGATCCTAACACTAAGTTCTTTAAAGATCAATACGAGCCTAGTTACAGCATAGATAACTTTATTACAGAACAAGAACGTATACAGTTGCTTGACTTTTGGTATAAAGAGTACAACAATGTTGGCTGGGAAATAAATGGACATATTGTAAACATTCCGCACCCTATACGCTACAGCGTAATAAATGATATTTTACGGTCTAAAGTATATGAACACTTTGGAGAAGACACTGTATTTTACAGCGAAGTTTCAAATGATCCTATGAGTGTCGGTGATCAGATGTTTAAAAGTATTAGACCTTATGGGTTACATACAGACAGTGTTACACATATTCCTGGCTATCGTCCTTACAAAGACATTATTTTACCATTAGAAATACATAATAATGTATCAATAGATTATGTAACTTTTAATCAACGTTATCGCGGAAGAGCTACACATTTTATGAAAAATAGACATATTTCTAATTTTAGCGGCTACAGTAATACCTTTAGATTATTACCATATGAGCAGTACGGAGTCGAAGGTATAGAATACGATAAACTAGACTGGGCATGGATGGAACGTGAAATGCCTGAACACATACCTATGAGCATATACGAAGGATTAAGTATAGAAGAAGTGTTGCCCTGGAAATTGTGTAGTGGTATTGTACAAGATACAAGTGTATTACACGCACCGACAGATTTTAGAAAAAAAGGATGCGATTGGAAAATAGCAATAACATTTCATTTGATGAAAAAGGATGAAACTTATAATAATACTATGGAAGGATATTCTACGTCTTTTAGCAGATATACTCTTAATCCGCCTTTACTGGAGAAATAAATGGAAGATAGATTTAAAAAATATATTAGGCACAATTTTATAGGTGGGCACGAAAACGATTCTAAAATGTTTGTTCCTACTGACGAACAAATGCATTGCGAACAGCAACTAGCAATGTTAGGTGATTATGCTAAGTTGAACTTTAATTTAGATATAGACAAATTTAATAGTGAGATAGAACCATATAACGACAAATGGGTTGATTATCTTCCTAGAGAAGGTGAATCTGATCCTAGATATGGATTGATGCTTTGGGGATTAGAAGGTGATGACTGTAATGATAGTTTAAGTTTGCCTGAAGCTAGAAAGCGTGTAGGACATAAAGTAATGGAAGCTGATTTTAATTATCCTACACAGTTATACAAGGACCTTACTAGCATTCATGATCTTTGCGATTATTTCTCACCTTTAGGAAGAACATTTTTAGTTAGAGCAGACGCAGGAGCATATTTTCCACCACATAGAGATCATCAATATTTAACTAGAGATTGTTTTAGAATATGTGCATTCTTTGATAATACAGATGACGAAGCATTTGAATGGGAACAAAACGGAAGAAGATTGCCGATTACTCCTGGAAATGTAATTTATATTGACACAACTAAAGTGCATAGAACACATGCTTGGGCAAATGGAAGTATTCATCTAATAATGAATATTCCAAAAACTTGGGATAATGTAATAAAATTAATAAGTGTTTTAGGTGTTTAGTTTAAATTAACCCAACTAGATCCGTCATACCCTTGGAACTTTGCAACATCAGTTACAAAAACCATTTCTCCGGCTGTCGGAGCAGTAATAGCTGTATCTCTTGCACTAGCATCTGCATAGACCCCTGGTTTAATTGATCCACCAACTTCTAAACCTGCTGTTGGTACTGTACCAATTGCTCCAGGAACACTAATTTGCATTTTACCATTAGAATGTAATTTAAAATAATTACTAGAATTACCTGAACCTCCCGGCTGTGGGAAATATATCAGGTGATCATTTGTAACATCTAATGTACTAATAGTTGTAGTTGTTGGTCCAGTTGAGTCTGTTTTAGCAAAAGTTAAACGGCCTATCGGCGAGTCATCTGCAAGTGCGCCTGCCTCTGTTCTGTTAAAAACTAGTCTATTGATATCACCTGTGCCAGTAAATTGTAATGAATTATCAGGAGCAGAAATAAAATCAGTTACAACAGATTCAGTCGTAACTGATGAACTTGCTCCGCCTACAACATTACCACTAACGTCTCCAGTTACATTTCCTGTTACATCACCTACAACGTTACCAGTAACATTACCAATTACTACACCTGTGTGTGTACCGTTTGTGTCCCCAGTTACATTGCCTGTTACATTTGCAAATAAAGTGCTATCTGTATCACCGATACCTACTGAAAGTATAACACTACTATCTTCAGAAAGAATATCACCACGCAAAGCGCCATTAAATTCGGCTAAGTTTGCATCTAATATCGTAATACCGTTTGCATCTACAATATTATTGTTTAATGAATCTACTTGATTAAATGTACCTGCTACATTATCATATACTAATACAGAGTTAGTTAAGTTAGTAAAATTAACATCACGTAATGTTTCTAATCGGAAGGTTTCTCTTTCAAATGCTGAAGTTGCGCTATTATACACAAGAACATCATCGTTTAAAACACCTGTTGTATCTGCATCAGTTAATTCGCCTAGTGTTGCTGCGCCACCCGCGGTTGAACTTGCTCTCCAGTCTCCTGAACTAGCATCATATGCTAATACATCTCCATCATTTGGAATTGTACTATCTGAATTAACATCTCCGAAGCTATCAATGCTTAATTCGCCTAATGCTGCTTCTAAACTAACTTGTGTGTTAGTATCTACTGCGTTACCACCTACTGTAACACCGTCACCTACAAAAAGTAGTTTTGTATCTGTTGCATATATTAATTCACCTTCTGCTGGTGTAATTAATAATCTTTCTGAATCTGTTCCTCGTCTTAGACGTAAAGCCATCTCGTAACTCCTGGGTATGCTGCGCTACATGTATTTATGCCTTTTACGCATTTATTATTTTCTTTTCTTAAGGAAATACTTTGTTCTTTTAGTAATATCATGTTTTACTTTAGCGACATTTAGTTCAAAATCTACATTAACTATATGATCGTCGTATTCGTATAATATTTGTTCTATACTATCTTCTATTTCTTCTGACGTTAAATTTTTATTTTTTGGCTTCGTCATATCAATATCCCATACATTACCGTCTTTAAAATATATGAGTACTGACCTGAGGTATTTCATAGGGACTGTATTAATCTCTATATTATTAAATACTTCAGGCCAGCTATCTATAACATCCTTAGGGAGATTATTCTTTTTGTTTTTAGGCACTCTCTTCGGTCTTTTTCGTTTTCTTTTTGGTAGGAGATATTTCATCCGCTTGCTCACGTAACCGTTTTGCTTCTTTAAAAAGCCTATCGGCATCGCTACGATATTTAGCAGCTATTTCGTCATCAGAAAGTACAGCGTTATCTGTACTCGCTACTGGTGTTACAGGATCTGCAATTACTTCTTTGCTTGCAGCTTTCTTTGTTCCTGAACCATCAGATATGGCGAGGTCTCCAACTGTTACTCCTCGTTGTTGAGCTATAATGTCATTTAGCTCACTTAACAAAATTACACTATTACGATCAGGCGTCATTTCTATTTGGTTTGTTGGCATTTTTACCATCTTGCCTTGTGTGTGAAAGGCAGCAAGCATATTTCTACCATCTGGCAAATATGTACGTTGCATAACAGTAGCAAATTCAAATGCTTCTTGTCCTGATGAAGATTCAAGTGTACGCATTAACGTATCGTGTTGATCAGCACCAAGATTTTCTGTAGTTATTACTACACAGTTTTCCGGTTCTCCGGGCACAACTTTGTACGCTACTACCACTTTTCGTTGATTGGCTTTTAGTCTTCCAGTATGTTTTAACATCATATTACGCTCCTTGAGCACTTCCTTGTGCAGGCTGCGATTGTGCAACAGCACCTAAAAATGCTTCTAACTTACTGTAGGTTTGTCCTACAGTCATCATTTCATTTGGTTTAAAAGCACCACGTTGACTAGCAACATCAATAATTGATTTTAGTGCATTAAGGTCATTAATTGTTAATTCTGGACCTTGATCTGCTGCCGGTGCTTGTTCTTGAACTTGTGGTTCTTGAACTTGATCTTCTTTTGTCATAGACATTTTCTCCTTTAGTATAGTATATATTAGTTTTTTATTAATTATATTTTAAATGTGGACAAGCTAACATAAAATATGATAGCTCTTTCGCTTCTTCAAATCCTATTTTTAGAGAATAGGAAATAGAGTTTTCGTCATTTAGCGTTACATGTCTGCCTACATAGTATCTACTTTTTAGATTACTATCTATCCATTTAGATATAGCAGATTGCATATTGTAATTAAGAGGAAGCTCTGCATATTCAAATGTATCAGGTGGAAATTCTGTTCTCCTTACATTAAATACATTATAGATATTAGGTTTAAACTTTTTCAAGCCGCTTCCTCATAGTGAGCTGTAACACCAAACGGTGCTTCGAGATTCTTATCGTGGTGGCTGTGAATAACAAATACTGTTTCGCACCAGTCTGGGTCGCCCCAGCTATCCCACGCATAACCGTCTGTAAACATCAAGAACTTTTTGGGTTGAATATCTTGTTCTTTCATATACTTCCAGTTGGCATCAAAGTCGGTGCCGCCACCGCCCATAATTTCGTAGTCTAACAAGTCTTCACCGTCATCTGCTGTAAAGTCTTGCTCATTATATACCTTAGTGTCAAAGCACCATACTTTAATTTTGTAATCTTGATATTCGTCCATAATGCCTTTAACTTCGCCTAAGAAGTCTTCACCTTGTTTACTACCGATTGATCCGCTCATATCAATTGCTACACAAATATCAATAGTATCTTGAAAACTCATACCTGGCAAAATGGCACCGCTTTGGTAGCCTTTACGTGAAGGACGACTAAATGTATAATCACTTTTAATAGTTGATTGTATTTGTTGACGTAATAATTCACGCCAGTTCATTTTAGGTTCAGTAAGCTCTTTAATCATACGCTGTACACCTGCAGGTGTATTACCTGCTCCGGCACTTTGAGAACTAGCAATCATTGCTTCTTTTACTTCGTCACGTATTTGATCCATTTCGGCTTTGCTGTACTTAGGACGACCTTTACCGTTTTTGCCCTGTCCGTTACCTTCGTCGCCGTCTTCGCCTTCTAAGTCTAAATGTTCGTCTAACATTTCTCCTAGTTGTTTTACAAACTCTTCACCATTCTTTTTAGCTTCATCAAATAGTTCGTCGTAAACAGCTTCTGATGTCCAACCTTCGTATTTGAAGTCTTGATAACAATCGATAAAGCTAGGCTTAGTACCGATTCGATCACGTACAAGTAGATTGTTTACAATGTAATCTGCGGCAATATTGTACAGCATAGGATTACGACTTTCACGTCTGCCTAAGTGATCAAATACCATATGTAAAATTTCGTGTGCAATAACAAACTCAATTTCTTTATTATTCATTGCATTAAAGAACTGAGTGTTGAAATACAAGTTACGACCGTCTACAGCCGCAGTCATCAACCAGTCATCGGCAGCAATAATCTTTAAACGTGTTGCCATATTACCAAAAAATGGATGTCTTAATAACAGTCCTACTCGAGCAGTAATGATACGATCGAGCACATCTTTCTGCATCGTTTCGAGTTGATCGTCGGTGATATCAGGATCAGGTGCCCAGTGTTTTAGTTTAGTTTGAGTATCTTTTGCAGACATTTGCATTGCTACGTATGATGGTAAAAAGTCTAACATTGTTTGCCCTTTATTACTTATAATGTTATTATAACACATTTATAACATTTGTCAAGCTGATTGTGCTGCCTTAATATACTTACCATATTTTTCGTGGAATTCGTCAAAGCAATCTACTTCGTCTGGATCAATCGGCAATGCATACTGCGTAAGTGCCAACTTAATACCCATAACAACTAATTCTGTTTCAAAGTTATCCATAGCAAAACGTAGGAAGTTATTAACTTTTGAATCAAACTTTTTATCGTTTGTATCTGCTGATTCTTTTAATTCATAACATAGACTTACTGTAAGAGAATATTTTGCACTAATTTCGTCTGTCTTCAGTTCTTTAACTTTACCAGCAAGGATGTCAGTTGGGTTAGGCATGCTGGACGCAACTTTACGATGTGCCATAAACTTTACTGCAAGACCTTCGCCTACGGCACCGGCAACTAAGTCTGTTGTTGTACCTGCATCTAACTCATCGTCTAGTAGTTCACTAACAAACGACCATGAACGAGGTGTTGCAAACGAACGTGATGAACTTTTAGGATCAAAATCGTAAAGATCTTGTTTTGCAAACTGTAGGTAACCTACAACGTCGGTATTGATTTTATTATCAACTGCCCAGTTAAACCAGTCGTCAAATGCAACACCCATTTCAATGTGTATGAAACGATTAGCTAACGGAGCAGGCATACGGTATGTAACACCTTTGTCAGCTTCACGGTTACCTGCGGCAATTATAGTAACATTATCTGGTAATTTGTATTGTCCTACACGACGATTAAGAATCAACTGGTATGCTGCCGCTTGTACACTAGGCGCTGCCGAATTCATTTCGTCTAAGAATAGTGTAATGTGATCGAACTGCGCCGCAAATTCTTCTGTTGGAAGTTCGCTAGGTGCACCCCAAACCATTGTACCTGAGTTACTGTCAAAGTACGGAATACCTTTAATGTCTGTAGGTTCCCATAATGACAAGCGAATGTCGATTAAGTGTGAATTTGTAAAACTATTTGTAATTTGTCCTACAATATCAGATTTACCAATACCTGGAGGCCCCCAAAGAAAAATTGGACGTTTCTTTTTCATTGCAACACGCAATGCATTTTTTGATTTACTCGGACTAAGTGTACGTGCTTCAGACATAATCTATTCCTTATATGTTACCCTATACACTTAATATAACACAAGTACTGTAGAAGTCAACCTTTTTTCTTTAACTTTATACTAAAACTTCCAGGATTATGTTTTGTCTGAACACATTCTCGTACACGTGGATGATTGCTTGCCCATATTGGTAACTCACGCATCATAGCACCTTGTCCGGTTATTACGTGACATTTTTTATAACCTGAGAAATAAGCTTCATTTATTCTTTGATTAAATTGCTGCCATCCGTTATGAATATAATATCCGTGTAAGTCAATTCGCATCTTTTTTCTGACGTGATAGTGCTTTTGTTAATCCGTATTTGCGTAAGTCTCCGCTAAAAAGAGTAAGTTCGACAGCTTTCTTTTCGTTTGTAACAGTTATACTTCTGTTTGTTAAAAAATACGGACAATCAATAAATTGATCTAAAAAAATTATTACCTGAGTAGTAAGAGGCATATCCTTTGGATAAGGCACATCATATACTGCTATTTCTATTTGACTGAGCATTTGATAGCCTTCTTCGGTTAATCTTAACCCGCCTACATCTTTTGCTCTAGTATTTTGCCACCAAATAGGCATATACTGTTTTATATTAGGTTCAGTTAATGCCATGCCTAATTGTTTTAAGAATATTTTAGTGTATGTTTCTTTCCAGTTCATTATTCTATAAGTTCGCCAGTAGAAAGTTTGTATACTGCAAACTCTTTACTTTTAAACGTATCATTTAATTTTTTTGCAAGATTGTGTGCGTGACCCGGATTTGAAAAACTAACTTTCTTATATTTTGGACCTGGATAACTTGTTAATGCATTAGAACTTTTAAGATTAAAAGGCTTACCTTGATAGAATACTGCCCAAATTGCATTAGCTTCTAAAATTTGTTCACATTTATAAGTTTTATTGTTTACATATTCTAATAATATATTCGGCTTTGGTCTGCTCATATGCGTAATCCTTTTAATTAACTACGCATATATTTATCTTTTTAAAACATTAACTACGCACTTAAAACTTAGATCCACCATCTAAATTAATTTGTATAACTTCGTCATCAGAATTTTTAGATTCTGCAACAAGTTTTTCTAAGTCGCCGTGCATTCTGCTCATTACAATACCTAAAGCAAAAGCAAGATTTTTTGCTGCACTAATTTCTAACTTAACTTCTTTTGCTCTACTTGCATCTGCTGACTTTACTTGTTGTAAAAATTGTTGTAAGGGTATAGTATTTAATGGTTCTATTTTAGACACGTGATAACTCCTGCCGCATTTCTAACTCAGTTTTAAATGGCCCTCTATACTCATATCGTTCAACAGTAATTAGTTTAGGACAAAAACTCTTAACCCAACCTTTTTCAAAACGAATAATATAATAACCTGCACAATAAAGACTCTTACTTTTATTGCTTTTTGTAAATAAAGGCAATTTGCGTTTTATATCGTACATGCTATTGTAAGGTATAACACTTGTTGAAAAGTTATATATCTCTTTATTAGGATCTATTGTATGTTCAGTATCTTCTGTAATACTAATGTCTAACCCAAAGGTATTTTTAATCTCTTTTTTATTCTCAAAAAATAATGTTTTATTTTTGCTAGAAAACATATATCTATCATCGCCCCAAGACAATGTTCCGATATTATTTCCTTCTTCTTCTAAGATCCAAAATTTATCTTTTAGGATTGTTTTTGCTTTCATTTAATATACCTCGCAGATAACGGTGTAGAATATAAAGCAGCTTGATCTGCAATACGCTGCATATCCCATTTAGCACAAAATTTCATTAATCGCATGCCAACTTGTGTAATATTTTTACCTTCAACTGATTGAATAACATTATCAATTTCTGTACGAATGTGCTCAGGTTGTGCAGTTAAATCACATAGTGTAACATTACGTGTGTAATCATCTAACACACGATGCTCTGCACCTTCATGATCTACCCAACGCTGTAACATCATATTGTTCCAGCTGAAGCCTTTTGTATTTTTATCTTCAAATGCTTCGATTAGTCCGACTTTGTTTTTTGTGCCTTTTTTTCTAACACCTGGATAGGCGCTAAACACATTGTCACTAGTGTCGCCACGCATACACTTTTCAAACAACATGAATTCAGGATCGGGAGCAGGCTTTGCTTCTCCTGTCTTCTTATCCAGCACGGGCTTGCCTTTGTCATCAAAATATCCTTCTACTGTAATAGTAGTATTACTTACCCCATTGTACTGCCTACAGTTAGGCGCAATGAGTTGTGCAAAGTCACCGTCGGTGCTAATAATAACGTGATTATCGTTAGGATGATTTTGTACCCAGCCAGCAATAAGATCATCTGCTTCTAGTACAGGATTTTGTATTACAGTACAATTAGTTTTTTCATATAGAAAATTCTTAAACTCGTCAAAGATTTCAAAGAACACTTTATCTTCTTCTGCTTGTACAGGAGTCATTGCATCTCTATGTTCTTTACGATTACGTTTGTAAGGCTCATAAAAGTCTTTACGCCAGCTACGACCTTCTAAACAAAACACAACATGATCAGCATCAAAGTCTTGCCATGCTTTCTTAACACTATTAAGTGTAATATGTAATGCCATACCTACTTTAGTATCAATGTCTCCACGTACAACATGTCGAGCTCGAAAGAAGGTATTAAGTGTATCTACTAGGATATAAGTTGCCATTAGTTTGCCTTTGTGTAATTTATAATAATACTATAGCACCGAATCTGGCTTGTGTCAAGTATTATCAATCCCATAAATTTTCGTAGTATTTGCCAAACAATGTAAATGCATTTGTAAGACGTTCTTGTGTTTCGTTTATGCAAGCCTTGCATACTGGATCACCAAAGTTTGAACATTTATCACGACACATATCTCCAGCATCCATTTCTTTTGACTTGTGTCCAAATGCCCAGATCATTTCATCTAGTATTTCGTTCCAACGTTCTTCAGTAAGATCACTAGGGTATCCATGTGTTGTTGCTTTGAGTTGTACAAGCATAGGATGAATAATCATAGCAAGTGTACAATCCATGCTCCATGTGTCGTGCGGTTCTATTTCAACTCTTGTAGCACGATTTTTACGATATGGTCCTATGCGTACTTTCATGATATCTCACTTTTGCCTTTGTCAATTGGCACAACATTAATATATCCTGCACCTCTATCTGTTGCATCAATGCCTTCTTCTTCAAGCATCCCATATACAATATCACGGAACCAGCGATCTACAATTTCTTCATCAGGATCGTTTTTAACACCGTATCCGTTGTCAATTAGTTCTTTAATAAAGTATTCGTTCCAATCAAGTTCAAAGAAGCCATTGCGAATATTATCTTTATTGACTTTCATGTCAAGTACATTTACCCAAGGCTCTTTGCGGCGTGTATGATATGCTTTAGGATCCTTCTTTTTAAGAAGTTTCATTTCTTCTTCTTTAATACGTGCTTCTTCGGCTGCAAGAGCTTCTTCTTTAGCAGTGATACCAGTTAAGTCTCTTACTTTTTTATTCCACCAACCCATTATGATTCCTCCTTCATATATGCTACATGCTGTGTAATCTCAGTTACTTCAATATATTTAGGTTCTGTATATGTAGCAGTACCTTTAATATTTACTCTAGCATACACTCCATGTTTTTGTAGCGCCGCCCAAGTTTTATTAAGCGCCGCTATATCTTTGTTAAATTGTTTTACAAGATCAGTTACTTTTGGATCTTTCATAAGTGTTTCCTTAATCTTTCATAATCAATCGGCGCTTCCATTGCTTTACGCAATTGTTCGTTTTCTTTAAGTTCCCCAGGCATTTCCGAATAAGCTAATGTGGAGTCTTGGGGTAAATCTCCATCCTTCTGCCATACACGCTTCAGCAACGTCTTTAACATTGAGGGCATATTCTTCACTGCGTCCACCCAACGGCATAAGGTATACCGGACATTGTAACCCGGCACTTCTGTAAGCGTCCACAGCTCTTTTGACTTCGTCAAAATCATCTTGAGTAGCGACAACAAACTTAAAATAAAGTTCACTACCGTTAACACTGTTATACTGATTAGCAACAACAGGGAGTATAGCAGTTTCCCAAGGTTCTCCGCTAACACTAAGTTTTGGGGAACAACTCCATGTGACTTCAAATCTGTCTTGAGTGTTAAGATAGTCGTAGAAATCGCTATGTAAAGGTTGTGTAGTGTTTGTTTCAAATGTGACATTTTTTAGATCCTGCATACGTGGGTGTTCAAATAGTTCAACATAAAGTCGTTGCCACGCCAACAACGGCTCACCGCCTGTTAGAATAAGATGGACGTCCTGCCCATTTTCTTGTACCCACTTACCGTTAGGAGTGAGCGATAGCAAGTGTTCGACTACTTCGTCTACAGTTGCTTGTTTATTAAAGTGTTTAAACTCTGGATAGATACTTGCGTATGTATCACAACCTGTGTGTATAATAGGCAAGTCATTAAACTCTTTTGTAGTTTCGTGTACCTTTGCATCAATTAAATCTTTTACTTCAGCATTGTATCTAATGCCGTCAGCGTGTAATTCTGTACGATTACGTTTTTCGTTAGTACCAAAATTCATGCAACGAAAGTTACAACCAAAAGTGCGTAGGAATACACTGGGTACTCCTACAAACTTGCCTTCGCCTTGTACACTATAAAATGCTTCTGAATATCTTAGTTTCATAAGTTTATTTCCTTATATATATTATTTGCAAATGTTTCATGTGCTTTTTTTCCGGGATGTAGTTTATCAACTGCTCTTGGCATCTTATGTTTCAAATCTCTAAAATCAACATCTAATATTTTAGTATTATTAAAGTTTTCTATTTGCTGTTTTTTAAAAAGTATATTATAATGTTTAATACCTTTATCATTTAAATAATAGTTACAGTGACTAATGCGTAAATTTGTATCAATGCTTTGATCAATATCATTGTGTAAATATTTAAAATATGCTTTAGAAATCTTACTGTTAGACCAATGTCCTATACTTTCAATTGTTAAATCTTCATTAATTACGCAATGTCTTTGATTAGAAGACCATAGAATAAAAATCATATCTGTTGGATCAAAGTCATAATTCATTATTTTGTGCCATATCTGTTTATTGCTTGCACCTGGGATACCTTCATTTAGACATTCTAAATTAAGTTTATCAGCTAGTAGTTTCGGCCAAGCTAATTGGCTAGGGGTCGAACCTGGACTTAAATCATGTTTAACACAATCTTCAAGTCCATGTCCGTATGTATAACTACACCCAAATGCTATTAAGCGATTCATTAGCAACTAAACTCTTGTTGTAGTTTAATGTTATCAAAGAACTCTTTCTTTGTACCTGCGTCATCTTTAAATGCACCACGTAGTACTGTAGTTTGTGTTAAACTACTGTGTGCCATAATACCACGATTCTCACAACAACCATGTGTTGCTTGAATGTAAACACCCAAGTGTTCTGCGTCAGTTGCTGCTTGAATCTCACGTGCAATATCATTTGCAAGTTCTTCTTGCAGTGTACCACGTCGAGCACACCATTGTGCAATGCGTGTGTATTTGCTAAGTCCAATTAACTTATCAGCGGCAATAATACCAATATACGCAATACCTGCTACTGGCTGGTGATGATGCGAACACATACTTTTAAGTTCACTGCGTACTACTAACATACCTTCATAGCGATCATCTGAATCATTTGGAAATGCTGTTGCAGTAGGTGCAGGGTCATAACGTCCTGCCATAATTTCATTGTAGTACATTTTAGCAAGACGTTTTGCTGTACCTTTGCTGTTAGGATCTTGATATCTATCAATTACAAGCGCATCTAGTACACTTTCAAATGCTGTAGTTGCTTCGTCGATAAGTGCTTCTTTGTCACCTTCTTGCAACACTGCACTAATATTATCGCCAGCCCAGTAACGGCTCTTTGCCTGTACTAGGCGGGCTTTAATCTCTTCACTTTTACTCATATGTTTCTCCGATGTTAAGGCAGTGGATTGCCTGTAGTTAAATTTATTATACAATGTATTTAGGTTAATGTCAACTTATTTTTTTGGTTTTGGTGTAAAACTATGATGATTCATAAAATCATTATATAAATCTGCATCAAGATTTTTTTCTGTCCATGGCGATATTTCGTAAGGAACCTCATCGTCTTTAACTAATATAAGTTGACAAAGTGGAGTTCCTGCCGGTATGAATGTTTCGCCTGGTCTCTTATGCCATTTTAAAATAACATTAATAGGCCATTGCGCACTATGATCTAGAACTCCGTGTACTGATGAAAACTCTGTTCTGTCTCCGTATGTAATAGGAGTAACTAATAATTTATAACCCTTAGGTACATCAACCCACCACGGTGTAGATATTTTAATTAATTCTTGTAGATCATTTTCAGCAAGAGGAACAGTGTGAGCTTTATCTTCTGAACTAAACCACGAAATTAATCTTGCTTTATGGAAGTTCCGTTCTTCAAGATATCGATACATTTTATCATTGAAAAAATATTGAAACTTTTTAGGATCATCTTTTTCAGTTATTATTGTAAGGTCAAACCATGATTTTACAATATACCCCATACGCATAGAAGGTACAATACCTGGACATTTTACAGAACTAGTAATTGCTCTTTTAGTACCTTCTACTGCATTCTGAGCCTTATAGTTTTTGACAACTTCCTTTTGCCAAGAAAAGCTTACTTCCTTTGATGGAACAATTGGATAAGTTTCTTGTACTTCAGGAAGCTGACAATAAAATTTTAATTTTGGTTTTTTCTTTTTCCAAAACATCATTCAAAATGTTCTTTCAACATTTCAATACGATCAGTTGCCGAAGCCATTTTATCAAGTTCTTCTTGAATAGCTTCTACAATATCACTGTGTTCACCAATGCCCACACTGTGATTCATATAAACCAAAATATTTGTTTTTGCACGTTCTAGCTCACCTTCGGCATGCATTCGTGCTGCTTTTACTAATTGTTCTTTCATTCTGTATCTCCTTGTTTAGATCCGATGCAACCAAAAGCAATAGTTGCGACTGTGCCAACGTATGGAATTAGTGTAACTAATATCCACCATACGTTAAGTCCTGCATCACGCAGACGCTTTACTGTAACAGCAATCATAGCCCATAAGGCAGCAACGAATACAACAATTGCAATCAGCGCACCTAAGCCACCTGAACCTTCTAGCGCAATAAATCCTGCTACATATGCTAGAATAGAAACAACTAATACAGCCCAGTATTCTTGGCGCTTTGCTGTTCCATTAAAATTAAAATATTCTTTCATCTTATCTTCCTTGTTTTTCGTATGGATATACTAACCATACATCTTCTTCTACTTTATTAACTTCGTCCCAGTGATATTGTACTTCACCAAATCCGCTGCTCAAGTTTTCAGTCATTACAGCAAAGCGAACATTCTGTCCCCATACAGTATTCCAGTTAGGATCATCTGGCAAACAACTACTTTGCCAATCTTGTTTAATCCAGTTGAACGTAGCACCAGTATCATTGATGTCATCTACAATAAGAATGTTTTCTCTGCTAATAGGAAGATTTAAAATAGGTTCTCCTGCACTGGCACTAATGTCTGCATTGTGTTCTAGTATCTTGTAATGTTCGTATCCAAACGCATCCTCAGCCATCCAACAGTTGCTTTCAGGACCTTGCCCGTCACCATCTCGCAGTCTTACATCTAATGCATAATGGTTACAGTCAGTTAGATGACTTAGTATAACACTTAGCGGTAATCCACCTCTATTTAAACCTACAATATAATCGGGCCGCCAGTTGTCCTTATACATTTGCATTGCTATGCTAGTAGCTGTATCATGAACATCATTCCAACTGTAAAATTTCTTCTTCATTTTTTCCATTCATCCATTTCAGTTTTAATTTCATCGCCTTCTTTATCATGTGCAATACCATATGCAAGACTTTGTACTTGCTCTAACAAATCTTTACAAGTTGCATGATCATATTCTTTGTAAGAGATTTCAGCAAACTCGTTACGAACACGATGTGCTTGTACTGCTAAGTCATGCATAGTATTAATGCGGCGAATTAAGTCTTCAATAGTATGTAACATTAAAAAGGTAACTCCTTGTCCTTGTCGTTCTTGCCTTTCCAGTCTTGATGAACCATCTTATAAATTGTTTTAAAATTTTCGTATGCTTTGTCTAGTGCCGGATAGTCTTTGCACATATCTTCTACTTTAGCAACACTAGGCATACTATCTTCAAACTCAACTTGTTCCCAAGTAATACTGTCAGCCCAATGTGTGTCTTCGAGTGTAATAGTACTAACAGTACCTGATGTAATACTACTAATATCAATAGTATCAACTGTTAAATCGGCGATATCAAATGTATAATCACTATCGGATGTAGTAGAGATAGTGATAGTTTCATTCGTCTCTGATTGTGTCATATAGTGCTGCTCCGCTAAAAAATTCTTTGTTAAGTTTCGTACGTTGCTTTTCTAAACTTACAAGATAGTCGTTGAAGTTTTCCATATAGTTGCGTATTTGTGAAACTACTTCTGATCTATGTATTCTATAAGTGCTATAGTCTTCAGTCCACTTGCTGGGATACTTAAACTCTGGTAACGCCATTTCACTATAGCTCAGTCTATCAGGCACCATAGGAATAGCATCTACTAATGCACCTTCGTACCAACTAATGCCAAGTGTTTCTTGCAGGTTAGCTGAGAACACTAGTTTAGCCTCACCTAACAAGTTATGATATTCGTTCTTTGTAAGTTCACGTTCTTGACATACTACAAACTCGTACTCAGGAAGTTGATCTGATAAGTCTCTAAAGATATCGACTTGCTTCTCAGGAGCAACACGATGTGGAAAGAGTATAAGATTACGTTTCTCCATACCTTTGTAACTGTTTAAACTATTCTTTAGATATTCCATAGGCCATCCTACACGATTTATCTTGTCCCAGTCTAATGCATAATCTTCGTCAAATACATCTGTAAACATATCAATATGGAAGTCACTTGCAAAAAAGTTATCATCATAACATTCAAACATTGCCATCTCAGCATGTCTAACCCAAGGCTTATCACCTATAAGTCTACCTAAGAAGTCTTGAGGATCATAACTACCCGCATGCCATAAACCGCCGACATTAATGTCAACGCCTAATAGTTCTGCCATATAGCGTAGTTGTATAACAGTAGGGTTCCACGCATCTGTGTATAAAAAATAGTCACCATCAGCTACTTGTCCTTTGCAGAACATTTCACCGATGGTTTCTAGTTGTTTACTTTTGTAAACGTTTGTACCGCCAAAGTTTAAAAACGCCCCAGGCGTAGTTGCCTGAGGAGTTTCTCCACCACTAATAACATTTACTTTCTCATTTGTAGCTCGTTGCAGTTGCCGTGGAAGATGTTCTTTCCATTGCTTAGTATAACGTGTGTCTACTGCTTCGATGTCTACAATATGAATTGTCATTATCTTTTCCTACTTTCTGCCCGAGCTTTTGCTCGTTTCCAGTTTTGCCACTTTTGATATGCAATCCATACAGGGGCATCACGTTTATATAAATCTTTTTCATTATAAACATAGCCTGGACCTTCAAAGCGACAAAAGTCGAGAAAAGCGTCAAGATCGTTAAACACTTTATTTACTACCGGATTTTTGATAGTCATTTACCTAATTCCTTTATGCTGGGTAAATAATTTGACAGCCATTTTCGTTATCTTCAGCTACGCTGATCTCTACAAAGCGGCCGGGGTACTTTGCAGCGATTTCTTTGTACAAGTCGTCTGCGATCATCTCACAGCTCTTGTGGTTAAGCTCTAATACGCCTTCGACGTCATAGAGTCGTTGCATCCAGCGTTTGAACTGAATGAACTCAATGTCGCGATCGTTATGAAATACTTCAATACGAACACGAAAGTGAAAGATATGACGATGTGGAATACCAAGGAATGATACGTCATCCCAATCGCCGGTTGCTAGTTTAGGATCAGTATCTGCGCCTGGGTACATATGTACACCTTCTTTTGTAAAGGTTACCCAGATACTGCGTTCTGCTTTATCCATTCTGTCTTCTTCTCTCATTCTGCGTTTCATGTAATCGTAATAGCGTTCTTGCATTATATTAAGTATACTTTCACTTTAGAACTTTGTCAAGGCCATATTTGCTCCAATCCGTAAATTTATTACGGTCCATCAAATCATGCAGGCTATGGCACCAAACGCCTGGATTACTTGCTTTAAAGTCTTTGTCGTCGACTTTAATCATTGCATTGTATCCCCACTGTGCAACATATGGGACTACAACACGAAGTTGTGGAATAAAACTATTGCTTTCAACAAGCCCGCCGTCTAAAAACCATTCAAGGTTAATAGTGCTTGGAATGTCTAAACTACAAAGGATACCTTGATCAGTAAACGCACGAATCATTAGATCCCAGTTTTCAAACTCATCCGATGTTATAGGATTATAACTATGATTAGCACCAAAGAAAATATGTTCGCAACCTTCTTGTTCGTAGTACTTCATAATCTCGTTGTAGTCTTGAATACCAGTAACAAACAGTGTCTTCATTCCGAACGCAGGAGTCTTTTCAACTTCTACACCTGTAAAGAACGTAATACTATCTGCTTCGCCTGTGTCGTAATCACGCTTCATTGTAGCTGTCCTAGTTTTGTGTGAATACGATGTATTTCATCTTTTAGATATAGTTTCATAGTTTTTAAACGTCGAACTTCTGGAGTAATGTTTATATTATTATACTCTACTTCAAGCTCAACGTCAAGCTCTCTGTGTTTGCGTGTAAGTTCTTCTAAATGCGCCTGTAGTTTGTCTACTTCGTCTTCAAAGTTGCTCATCCTCAAGTTCCTCTAATTTAGTTTCGTCTAGTTCTTTTTCGTCAGTATTTTTAGTTTCTTTTACATCAAATAGTGCTCCAAAGTATGTACTTGCATTTACAGTCTTTTTACCTATCGCACCTCTTGTACCGGGTATAGCCATCCAAAATCGACTATGATCGTCGACTAACTTTAATGCCTTTTCTTTGTCGTCAGTAGCAAAAATTTCATCTACAACATCTCTAAAATAAAGTCGGTCATGTTTTTCTTGTACAAGCATTCTAGGCACAATACCGTTATCGTATTGTCTATTAGCTTCTTGTACAGCATTAATATGACTCCATACATTGTGACCCATTTGAATAGCATAACTAAAACTATCCCATGATGTCTTTCCTTCTTTGCCTATCTTATTTAGGTCTCCGGGAGCATATGTGCAAACGTCTGATACTTTGAGTCCATCTGTAATCGGTGAGTCTTCAAAGTTTTTAAATACCCCATCTGATATAACAGCGTCTCTAAATCCACGGTTGTCTGCAGCATATTTTTTATTGTCAACACTCGGCACCATTCGATATGTCCATTTCGAACGATCCTCTGTTTCATTTTGTATGTATATCTGTCCATTAGCGGTTGCGAGGAAAGGACTAGCACAGTCAAATGTGGCAGTAAAGTTTTCATTATGATGTTTCCTAACAGCTCGTTGTATGTCAGTTAGCAACGTAGCCCATTCTAATTTAGAGGTACCTAAGAAGTGCATAAAGTCTTGCACACCTTTTTCTAATAATCCGTCATAGCGAAGAGCAATAATTCTTTTTAAAACTAGGTGTACATCACACATGTTCTGTCCACCCATTGACCAGCCGTTAAAGTGTTCGTTTGGATATTTCTTAGGATCACTATACTGTTTCATACGCTGATACCAATCTTCTGCATCAGCATGATTTTCACCTTGTAAAACATTTAGGAATTTACAGTTACCATTGCGGTTACGAATAAACCAGTCGTTGTTAATGTAAGTACCTTCAACTGCTTCCATATAACTACTAATACCAGTTGCTTTCTGTCCTTCGGGCGAACGTGCTACCCAGGCTGGAATATCAAGGATCATTCCGTAGTCCATGTAAGCATCCATCCACGTAAGAACTTGCTCACGTTTTTTCTGTGCTTTAGGACAACTAGGATCTTTCCAGTTACCTTCCCAAACGCCTTTACCAATTTGGAAGCCGCCTGAGTCGCCGAGTATCCAACTGTTGTTCCTATCTCTATTACGCACCATATCTTCTTTAGGAGCGTGTTTATTAACATCTAGTTCAGCGTGTCCTGCAGAGTACAAAGTCCAGTGATAATTAAATAGTCCTTGATCAGGATTAAGATAATTTAAACTTTCACAATTGTTTGGAAAGTTTGAAGGCATTCTATCTTTAAGGACATATTCGTCGTAACGCTGTTTACCTACGTAAGTAGCATAAAAACCACTTAGCGCAGGTAGAAAAACAGCATAATCTTTTTGTGTAGTAGTTAAATCTCTATTCATTTAATTTCCTATTAAATTCTGTGAAATTACCATCATACTTAACCAAATCCACAAAGTGTTAAAGCCAACGAGTGTAGGTAAAAGTTTTTTATTACTTGCCCATATAAGGGATAGACTAGTAAAAAGTGCAATAAAATATAGTTGCCAAATATTAATGCCAAATATAAGTGCCGGAATGATAATAATAGCTTTAGCAATCCAGCTAGCTGCTTCAATAATATTATAATTTGTCCAATATGCTCTAGTAAACCAAAGTTTGTAACAGTCTATAATATTGCGCCAACCAGTAACAGTGTAAATGAAACTAGTTAACGCTAGCCAACTTAATATTGCAAATGTTATTTGATCCGATGTCATAAATTACTTACTCTGCGCAGGCAGAATATAGTCATAAGTTGCCATACCGCTATCAACACTAATTTGCATTGCGCCTTGATCTGAAATACTCATAGTTTTATCACCACTTAATCCAAGAATTGCTTGTACTTGCGATACTGGCCAACTCCATGTGTGAGCTAGATTGCCTTCTACAGCAGCCTCGAATACAAATTTACCTGCGTGTGTACTTGCATCGCCAAAACTAAACACAAGATCAGTTACTCCGCCTGTTTCAGCAGTTGTTACGTTAAACGTAGGTTCTTCTGAATGTGCTGCACTTTGCAACTTCATACGTCCGATAGCACCGATGCTCGGATTAATACTTACATTCCAACTTGCACCTTTAAACTTTACAGTCTTCAATTTCTCTTCGATAATTGCTTTATTCATAAAGCGATAATCATTTTGGAAATCACCAGCGTTGTTTTCAAAATGAATGTGTGTTGGAATAGTTTCGCCATTGCGATCTGCTTGTACTACTTCAATTTTTGCATCTTTTTGATATTCTGGATTTTTTAAATGTAGTGCTAACTTTTCTAAGTTAGGCATACCAAATGTACCGTCTGCAATCTTATGGTTTGTTGTTGCACTTAAAATAACAGAACGATCTTCTGCCATTGAATCAATTGTTGTTTCGTTTTCGCCTGAAACTTTTACAATACTTAAAAAGCCTAGCGAGTGCGTGTGTGCTACAATATCTTGTAGGATGTCTTTCATACTGTTTCTCCATTGTGTAGTTTTATTATATTACCTAAATCGGTGTTTGTCAAGAACTTTTCTACTGAGTATTTAGGTTTAAATCCAAGTGCCTTCATTTTTTCTGTGTTAGCACAAGTCCAGTTCCGCTCTCCCGGGGTATTTAGACGCACCGGTAGATCTGGTGCTAAGTCTTGGATCCTAACAGGATGCCCCGTACCAATATCAATTGTACCATTGATATGATCTTTTTGTATCAGTATCTCAATTGCATCTAATACGTCTTCAAGATGAATAAAATCTCTATAGTGTCTAGTAATATATTCTAGTGTGCCGCTACGCAGTTTGTTAAAGAACATGTTCTCTCTAGGACAATTATCACTGTACACTGTATGAAAACGCATACCTAGTGTGTCAGGATAACGTTCAGCAAGCTCTTCCATGATGTACTTACTTGCAGCATAAGGGTTCAAATCGGGCTCGTAAGCACTCGAACTGCTCGCGTATAGTATACGTGTATCAGGATAGCGTTCAAACAGTCTACGTGTTGCTTCTACGTTGTTGTTCCAATATCCTGCAGGATCTGTAAAACTTTCACGCACTCCGCTTTTACCAGCCAGGTGAATAATTAAATCAAATTCTTCTCTAAAGTCGCAATGTAATAAATTTTGGTCTGCACTGTCTTTTAAATCAAAACCGATTACTTGATTATTTTTACGAAGACGTTCTAATAATGCACTACCAATAAATCCTCGATGTCCAGTTAATAAAATTTTCATTATTTTTTTCTTATTTGAGTATTATATTCTATTGCTTTTTCTAATATACTCAAATTTACTCCATATTTATTATGTGCTGTATGACAAATAGCACTTGTATCTTTTGGAAAACAATGTCCTCCAAAACCTCGTTGCTTAGTAATTGTAGTATGACTACTACCTATTCTATTATCTTGAGTCACGCCTTTAGTAACATTGTTGTAATCAATATTAGATGCTTGACACAAATCGTATATTTGATTAAAAAATGCTACTTTTAATGCTAAAAAACTATTTCTAACATATTTTGTTAGTATAAGTTCTTCGGCACTGTATTCTTCAAATTGTAAATCTTTATTTGTGTTTGCAAAAACTGTTTTCCAAAAGCCTATGTCGTCACCTCCTAGTAAAAATACCTTTGTCTTTAAAAAGTCATTTACAGCAGTTTCTGCTCTTAAAAATTCTGGGGAAAATGTTAGACTTGCATTTGGATAATGTTCTTTAATTTTATTCCAACCTTCTAAGCTTAATGTTGATTTAATCAAGAAAGGTACATTTGGTGATTTCTCAATTACATCTAATATATTTTGTATATAACAACTTCCATCTTTGTCTTGCGGAGTTGCAACACATATTATTATAGCTGATACATCTGTAGGAAATTTATCTAATAAATTATCATATGCTGGATCAGTGATTACTACATCGTTACAATTTTTAAAAAATTCATGATGTGCTTTGCCTACAAATCCATATCCTGCAATTCCTAGTTTCATAAATAATTCTCCTGTAGTATCTTCATTGTATCTTGCCAATCACTTACATGATGATTTACTCCATGTACAATAGCATTAGATAACGGAAAATCGTTACCTTGTTCGTCCATGCGATCTCCAAAAAAGATTAAATTATCAGTTTGATTAAAATCTTTTAATATTTGAGATTTATTAGAACCTTTTGGACCTATATCAATTCCTGTTTCACCACCTGGCCTTGCTTCAAGGTCTAACCAAAATTCGTTAAACTTATCTGCAATTAGATTTCGTTCACCTACTTTAGTATCCCATTCTACATATTGTTGTCTTTGTTTTTTATTTGCATTTCTTCCTACAATACTAAAGTTCATCATGCCAGTTCTGTGTTCGTAATGATTTCCAGTACGCAACGGAAATTTACTATATTGTAGTCTTTTTTCTAACCATTGAAAAGGCTGCCGTTCCATCATCCATTCAGTAGTTACTACACATTCTCCTGATATCCACTTTTCACTTCCGCTACAATTATATACTGCATTTACTGACTCGCAAATATCTTGACCACATTGTTCTACTGTTTTAGCATAATCGCTTCCTGTTACAAGAAACACATCAAACTGTTCTATAACTTTTAAAAAGTAAGACTTAAATTCTGCATCCATTAATCTTCTACTAGGAGTAAGTGTACCGTCTACATCAAAAATAAATTTATTCATTTATGCAAAATGCCTTTTCGTGTTGTATAAATTCTGTTTCTAGTACAGCCTGTTCAATATGACAGCTCGTACTAGTTTCAAACTCTTCGTAACGAGTGTATTTAGGTTCTGTGCTACCAATAACGCTACTTACGATCCAAAGTGTCCACATATTATCTCTCCACTAGTGGCTGTGTACTTTGACTATCATGATAATCACCACTTTTATAATAATCACGACATGCTTCTTCTTTGACCATAATACCGTTCTTCATACGATATGTTACAATCTCACGACGCACTACGCCGTTAGTATCTGCATCAAATGCGTTCTTAAAAGGTCCGTCAGTCATTTAAATATCCTTTTCGTCAGTGTTTATTATAAAGTGTACTTTGATAATACCTTTAGTTTCTTCTTTAATAAAAAACTCTAGTTGATTTTCTACAAAAATTTTTCTTAGCTCTTGGGCAGTAGGGTCAGTTTGTCTATCCATTTGTTTCTCTTTCTGTGACTCTTTTACGCAAATCACTGGATGAGAAGCGGTGATCTCTTTTGTTAAAGTGTAGCTGGATACCCCGCTTCTTGCAAATATCCTTGCCCGTAAAATCCTTTTCACGATACTCTTCACCTAATATTCTAACATCAATATTGTACATTGTCAAGATATCATTTAGGTCTTGTTCGGTACCATAAGGAATAATCTCATCTACATAGCTTACACCTTTTAACTGTGTGTATCTTTCTACAATAGTCTGCACTGGTGGATTTTTTTCTGGCCTATCTACACTAGGATCTGTTTGTAATCCGCATATAAGATAATCACATTGTCCTTTTGCTTCACGTAACATTTGTATATGTCCAGCATGTAATAAATCAAAGGTTGAACATGTAAAACCGATTTTCATTTTAATCTCCGAATTCAAATAGACTACCAAATGTAGTGTGTGATTTAGTATCCTCTAATGGATAGTTAAGCACGCCAATCAAGTTATCTAGTTTGTTATCAATAATAGTTTCTGCCATTGCTGAATCGTCAAACGGCAGTTCTTTAAACCATTCCGGAATACGCAGTTCGTCTGTAGGATATGCAACACTTGTATATCCTAGTGGATTCTGTTTAAGTTTACAAACAATAACTTTCATACCATCTACAATCTCTTGCGAGTACTTGTCACCATTCATACGCTTTAGTGTATTCCAATTGAGACTTGCACGAACATGCCCGGGCATATTTGCCTTGCCTTGTTTTTCTTCTAGTCTCTGATAATGTCCAACTTTGTTTGCACGTTTAGGAGATCCTTTCTCCCAACCAGGTCTTGCACTAAACTCCTTGCGGAATTCTGTAATACGATCTAGTACTTGTTGTTGCGGAACATCTGTTAGTACCATTAGCAGTAGTTCTTTCAAGAAGTCCTGCATGAACACAGGTGTATCTGATCTACGCAAGTCTAGGCCCATTGCTTTTACTTTGCCTACACCATCATCGTCAGTCCTAAAGCCTTCATTATCAATTACTAATGCTGCATAACGTTTCTTAGTAATATACAATCCAGACTGTGCTACAATTTCTCTACCTGCTGCAATAACATCACTACGGGTTTTTGGACAGTGAAATGCTTCTGCCATAAACTTTGGAAATGTTGTGTTTGCCTGTTCGCATACTTGATCCATGAGTATAATACATTTTTCTTTAGACCATTCAAGTTTACCATTGTTAACATCATCTTTAAGTATTGGCCATGCACTAAAGTAACAAGAGTCAGTATCGCCGTATATCATTGCCTCGCCTACATGATTATACTCGCCTGTAATAGTTTTATTAACTTCGGCACTCATGTGTTTAACAATAGTACGTCCAGTCAGTGTAGTTGATTGTCCGATGCGTTTATCGAAGAATCTACAGCCTGGATTAAGAATAGCGCCATACAAACTGTTCAAGTTAATCTTCTTAACCAGCTGTCGTTTGTCCCAGTATTCAATTTCTGCCTTGTTACCTGCGTCTTTTGCTTTCTTTAGCATCTTCTGCATGTCTTTACGTTCAGCATACCAACGCTTTAGTAGTCCTGGAATAACACCTTCATTTTCCATTGTAAAGATAGTGCCATTAGCACTGATCATCCACGGCATGTGACTATCAAAAATAACTTGATACAACTCGGCGCCACTTAGTACATCTGTACGCCCGTCTTCCCAGTCAACAGTTAACGAAATATCTCTGCGTTTCTCCATAACTGCTTCGTATTCTTCAGTACTAAAGCGTCCTTCCCAGCTACCTGCAAAGCTTTTCTTCTTAAGATTCATGTCTTCGTGTACTCGGGCCTCGGATATCTCAGGACGTATTTGTCCTACAATAGTCTCTGGAGCCATATTTAATGCACGAATTACACTCGGATATAGACTGTTTAAGTCCATACTAGCAACCCATTTATGCACACCTTTCTTTGGAAACGCAACATAAGCACCAGCAGCTTGTGTATTTTCTGTATCGTCACGTGGACGTCTATTAGGAACTTGTAAACCTCTGTTATGTGCTTCGTTAACAATACCTTGTTCTGTAACAGCAACAGCACCCATTGTAGTCTGTAATAGCACAGTGTTTTCGTGTGCAACAGTGTTACTCAAGTCAATAAAACGTAGTTTTTTGTCTAACTTGTCAAGTAGTGCAGTATCCTGAATGTTATATTCAATAAACTTACGGAAGTCGTTGTTGTATAATTGATCAAGTGTACCTTCATATGGCACCTTGTTTTCGCCTACTTCAATTTCACCAATAGCATCTAATCGATATGTATGACGTTCTTCATATGTGTACTTACGATATAGTTCTAAACTGTCTAAATGTACACGACCTATTAGGTCAAACGTAACCGCTTGCTTCCCATACTTTTCATATTCACGTTTCTTAGGCAATTGCCCCCACAGACAAAATCTACGTGTGTCGTCTTTGCTTAGTACACGACTTGTTCTGTTAACAGTATATGGAATATCATAACCTTCACTGTTCCAACCTGATAAAATATCAGCATCTTCAATTAGTGTTAAGAACGTGTCAATCATGTCACCTTCTTTTTCAAACAGCATTACATTTTCAATGCCTTCTAGTTCTTTTTCAGCTTGCTCCATAGTAAGTGTTTTGGGAGGCACTGCTAAACATATCATTGTTTCCATCCACTGCAAGTATACACTTATACTTGTAATAGGCATAAACGGATCAGCAGGATCAGCGAATCCACGCTCTGGGTCAAAGTCTGTCTCAATATCGAAAAAAGCAATGTTTAGTTTAGGAGCATCTTGATTAAGATAATTTGCCGACAAACATTGAAAGATAGGATTAATATCACTTTCAAAAAGCGTCTTATCTCTGTTAATAGCAACTTCTTTGCGGAAGTCTTTTGTGTTCTTACATACAATACGACTTAGAGGATCGCCGTACACACTTTTGTACTTGCCTCGTTCGTCTTTATAATAAAAAGTATATTTTGCATTATACTCTTGATATTCTCTTTTACCATCTTTTCTTTCGACAACTCGAATAATATCTTGACCTCGATCGAAAAAAGCGTCTACATAACTCATTTATTCTCCTTTGTTGCTTATGGCCAACTAACCTTCTACCTGCTCGTAAGTGAACGACTCTATATGTATATATTACAAAAAGTCTTTAATTTTTTTCATAATATTCATTTCCTATAACTAATACGTCTATATCTGAATTTTCGAATAAAGTAATAGCTTCTTGTGTTGTACTTGCAATCGGGTTACCTGCAATATTTAAACTAGTATTTAAAACTACAGGAATATTAGTTTTATTATAAAATCTTTTCATTAATTTGTAAAGAGATTTATTAAAATCTTCAGTAATAGTTTGTGCTCTGCTAGTACCATCTACGTGTGTTATCGAAGTGTATTTTTCTTTGTCAATTGTTTTACCTACATATAACATATAAGGATTTTTTCCTAAGTCATAAAATATTTCATCCTTGCAATCTTCTAACACAGTAGCACCAAAAGGTCTATAATGTTCTCTATTTTTTATTCTATTAATTTTTTCTTTTGCAAATTTATCAGCAGCATTAATTAAGATTGATCTATTTCCTAGTGCTCTTGGACCTATTTCACCGTTATTTTGATACCATGCAACAACTTTATTTTCACTTAATGCTTGTGAAGCTTTTTCAATAATTTCGTCTGATACACAATCAGTTGATGTGTCATTTTGTGAATATGGAAAATTATTTAAATTAAATTCAGACATCCCATTTTTTATTCTTAAATATTCTACAGCACCTAGACTTAGACCGTCATCAGCACAATGTGGAGGAATGATTAAATTTGGAAAATAATCTCTAATTTTACTATTCCATATTACATTTTGTGCTACTCCACCTGTATAGTTAATTGTATCTGTTTTATTTGCAAAATTTTTAAAATAATTTAATAGAATTTCTCCAATGGCATCATGCAAAGTCTTGACCCAATCTAATTTAGTATGTGTAGCAAGAACTTCATTGTTTTTATATTCAACCCATCGTTGGAAAGAAAATAATTCTCTTAGATTAAACATTCCATAATTGCGAATAGTATTACTATAGAATTCTTTATCTAATTTTCCAAAAGATTGTAGTCCCATTAATTTACCACTTAGGTCAACAAAATGCCCAGCCTTAATTCCTAGACTTTCTGCAAGCATACACATTTCTATACCTAAAGACCCGTGTGTATGTATATTTCCTATATCCTTTACTAGATTATCTTTGAAAACAGTATGTCCTACACCATAATCTCCATAGCCATCAATTACAATAGATACATCTGTGATATTTCTAGCTTCATAATTACTTAGAACATGTGCATAATGATGATTTAATCTTGTTGTAGGAATATTTGTATTTAAAAAATTCCAGTTAATTGCAGGGAAAAATCTATCAAATCCACGATCTTCGTATTTCCATGCGTCGACTATAATTGCAATTTCATCAATATCTGATTCTGTGATTTTCCAAGCTCTATGAATCTCTTCTTTCCATTTAAAGATATCATTTACTGCATGATGTTTTTTTTGATAAAATCTTTCAGTTTTGTGATAGTAAAGACTATTACCGTCATAGTAAGTTAAATTACTATCGTGTTCACAAAGCCTTAAACCTAAAAGTTTCATTAATCTTTATCGTATCCTGTAGTAGCAACGATAGTTTCAAGATCTTCAAACTCGTCTTGATGTTTGCCCCAGTCACGATTTTTTGCAACTTTTATAGCTTTATTAATTAAACTTGGTTTTACATTAAGTTCTTCTGCAACAGCCTTTACAGTTTCCTTTAAACCTTCATTTAAGTCTTCAATTTCTTGTAGTACTGTTACGCCTTCTTTTACTAGTCGTTCTAGTTTGGCTTTTTCTTCATTACCGTAGGTACGATCACTCATAAGATTATCTCCATTGTTTCTTATAGTATATAATATATTTAGGTTAATGTCAAGTAGAAAATACTTTTTTATTATCAAAAGCACGAGCCCATCCAAAGAATTGTGCTTTATAATCTGAATGGTCATCAGAACTTAGATTTTCCCATTCGTCTTTGCGCTTCCATAATTTAATAGCGCCTTCGTACCAGTCTGTATTATCAATAATATTTTCCAGACGTTCTTTTGCATCGTATGCTTCTTCTACACTATCAAAGTCTTGTTCGATATGTATTACTTCCATAACAATCTCGTGTGTTACAAAGTCTAAACTAAAGTCAATACCCCATTTAGGTTTGATATTTAATAGTTTCTTT